AGCACCAAGCAGATATTATTTTGTTTGGTAAGTCAATGAAAAAGTGGGACGAAGTTAATGGAAAAGTCCTTGGTCATAACATGATTTATACTGTAGAAGCAAGTGCTATGGGGCCACCAAACGTAGAGATCGAAGTTCCGTTAAGATATGGATTTGGTTGCGATAATGTTACTGATATTATTACATTTTGTATTAATTATGATATTATATCGAAGAGTGGTTCTTGGTTCCAGCTTCCTTTTGACGAAAACGGAAAAGAGCCAGAAGACGAAAAGAACAAAATGAAAGTTCAGGGACAAGCCAATATTTGGAATCTACTAGTAGCAGATACTACTAAGAAAGATCTATTATATACTGCTTTGTCTAAAAAATTATTATTATGATAACTTTATTAGTTGGAACAATAGGATCAGGAAAAAGCACTGTCTCTAAGAAAATATATGAACAAAACACAAGAAATACCATTGTTGTTAATGATGATTCTCTTGTAACCATGCTTCATGCTGGAAATTATCTCGATTACAATTATGATAATAGGCATCTTTATAAAGCAATAGAACTTTCTATCTTGACACATTGTCTTTGTAATAAGACAAATATTATTATTGATAAGACTTCTCTAACTAAGATAACTAGATATAAATATATTAGTATAGCACAAAGTTTTTCTGAACAAATTAGATGCATATATTTTCCACCAGAGAGTCCAGAGACTCATGCGTTAAGAAGAGTCAAAGACGACCACAGAGGAAAGACCCTGGATCGTTGGATACAAGTAGCCACATCTCATATCAAATCAATGGAAGAGCCTAGTACAGAGGAGGGTTTCTGTGAAGTTATTCGATATAAATGGGAAGATGACATCAGTTGATATTAGGCCATCCAAATATCCAATGAAAGAACAATGTAAGTCGATCTTTCAAGATAAGATAAAAAACTTGATATTAGAAAAATATGCTAATTATCCTATTTTAGAAGAGTTTAATATACCAGGATCTAGATTATCAATAGATTACATTATATTTCCTATAATGATAGCTTTTGAAATCGATGGCGAACAGCACAGATCTTATAACCCATTCTTTCATGGCCAAGCTCTATTGAATAATTATGGAAAACAAATAGTTAGAGATATAAAAAAAGAAGAATGGTGTAAAATTAATAAAATACAATTAATTAGAATAGAATCTATGAAAGATGCGGACAAAATATGAATACCGAAGATATTAGCATGACAGAAATAGATAAAATTATTACTGATTATGAAGAACAAAATAAGATTTCTTTTAATCTTACTCAGCCATCAGACGATGAGTTGAAATATTTAAATTTAAGCCTAGAAGAAATTGGGCATATGTCTCTAGAAACAATATCTGGTGCCATATATATACTAAACAGATATGCTCTATATATTCAAAGAATTATAAATTCTAATAGAGCTTATGATAGATGGGCAACAGCAAAGATAGACGAAACGGCAGCTTCTTATATTCCTGAAATTCAAGGTATGAATGTTGGTTGGTCTGAAAGGATGCTTATTTGTAAAAATACTCCTCCTTTGTGCAAAAAATTAAATAAATTTTTAAGAATCATAAGAATGAAGAACGATAGAATACAAGACCTCCCAAGTGCAATACATAGAATAGCGGATAGCTTTAGGGATATTAAGTATTCAAAAATAGCGAGACAAAAAAATGAGAACTGAAGAGGATACTATTGCAGAGTCGTTTCTTTTGATTAAAGAAGGTGTCTTATCTCAAGACTGGAATAAAATATGCGTTGCGTATAAAAATATTTCAGGAGAAGAGATTAAGATCCCAGAAAAGAAACTTTCTAAATTAGAAACTATCAGACAAAAAATGTCTGAAAAAACTAAGAAAACTAGCGTTCTTAAAAAAAGTAAAAAACCTGACAAAGATATAATAGAAAAAGTTGTAAATGGAATTAAGTTTGTATCTGATCCAGTTTACGAAGAAGAACAACAGTTTAACAAAAAAGTAGCACGACCAAGAACCTTGGTTAAAAGAAACACAGAAGCTAATAATCTACACACAATTGAAAATAATCCGAATGGTGACTTTAGAGTCAATATGAAACCCAGAAAGCTAAGCGTTGCAAATGAATAATTTTAAAGATATTTCAGCAGAAAGAAATGTCATTGGATCTTTGTTAAAAAGTGGCAAAAATGCTTTTATTGAAATAGATGGTATTGTCGATCATAATGATTTTACCTTATTAATTAATCAAGTATTATTTAAGTCTATGTCAGAGATCTATCATGAAATAGATAACATAGAAAATTTTGACATAGAGTTAGTCAAAAACAAAGCAGAACAGCTTGGATATGAGAATTTAATAAGCAAGAAATCCGAAATAGAATATATTGAACTAGTGAAAGATATCGAAATGTCTCTTGAAGCATTGTCTGCAATGGCTTTTAGAGTAAAAAAAATGTCCATAGTCAGAGAATTATATTCAAAATATGATTATGCTAAAAAATATTTAGAGAACGTAGACTCTTCTGAGTCGCTTGGTAATATCTTATCTAAGGCAGAAGGAATCGTTGTTGACTATCTGTCTGGAGTAGATACTGAAAAAGCATGGCATAGCATGTCTGCGGGGCTGGATGGACTGATTGAAGAGTTAATAAACAAAGAACCGGTTGTGCAAATAGGAATAGATACTGGTTTTAGCAAGTGGGACAATGCAATTGGCGGAGGACCAAGAAAAGGAACTATTTCTGTTATTGGAGCTAGAAGCAAATGTGTGGGATATAAGGACACATGTCTTATCACTGACCAAGGTATTTTAATGCCTTATGAACTACATCCTACTAAACAAGATCAAAACAATCCACCATATTCTGTTCTAAATCTTCACGGAAAGATGGAGCTTCCTTCTTTGTGGTTTCATTCTGGATTAACTAAAAATAAAAGAATAACTACCAAATATGGCTTTTCTATACAATGCACTCCAGACCATCCTGTTAGAATATTATCAGAAGATGGCTCTATGGAATGGAAAAATACAGAACATATCAAACATGGAGATGTCCTGGTGTTAAGAAGAGGAGATAATATCTGGGGAGACAACACTTCAGACATAGATCCATATTTAGCAGGATTGATTTGCGGAGATGGTCATATTGCTAGAAAAGATAATAGTATACAACTAACTACACAAGATGATTTTATCAGAGATTATTTCATAAATAATACAAAATTTGAAGGAGCTTATATTAGCAAAGAGACTAAGCTTAACAATAATGCATCTACATATTGTCTAAGAGGATGTGGAGATATATCTAGAAAAATGTTTAATAGAAGCTTCTTTTATTTGCCAGATGGAAACAAAATAATTCCAGAAAGCATTAGAAAATGTTCAAAAGAACAAATATTTAAATTCATAAGTGGTCTTTTTGATACTGATGGCGGAATTGAAAATAAAGAAACTATAAGCTTTTGTTCTAAAAGCAGGATATTGATCACGCAGGTTCAGGCGATTCTTATGAATTCTGGTATTGTAAGTTCTATTAAAGAAAAAATGGTAAAAATACCAAACAAAGACATTAGAAAGAAATATTATGTTCTAAGAATATTTGGTATAAATGAAGTAAAAAGATTTAGAGATTTAATCGGATTTAAGTTACCATATAAAAATGAACTATTAAACAATATTATTGACAGAAAACAATCTGAAAAGAATGATGTCCTGCCTAATATTTATAATTTATTAAGAATACTAAAAAATAAAATGATAAAGCGTGGTTTTTCATTATATAAATATGATATATCCTTATCTGGCCAACTTGATGCATGGATTAGAAAAGCACGAAGACCACAAAGAAATTCTCTAAGAATGGTATTGGAAGCATTAATTATTTTGAAAGATGAGCCAGTATATAAAAAATTAGAAATGCTTCTTGACGAACATTATTTTTTCGATACGGTAAAATCTATAGATGATTCTGAAGAAGAAACTTTTGATTACAAGATGCCAGTAACTCATTCTTTTGTTACTAATGGAATTATATCGCATAATTGTGGAAAATCCTGGGATGCTATGAATAAGGCAATAAATATTAGTAAAAACAAAGTTCCTACTTTGTATCTAGACACAGAATTAACAATAGATTATCAAAAATCTAGAATGATCTGCATAGAGTCTAAGTGTCCAATCAAAATGATGGAAACCAGTCAGTTTAATAAAGACAAGGGCTTGATTGAAAAAGTAAGAGATAGTAAGAAAGTCTTAGAAAATCTTCCTTTATATTATAGATCAATTTCTGGAATGAATTACACAGAAGCCATGTCTATTATTAGACAATGGATAGTCAAATGTGTTGGATTCAATGAATTTGGAAAAGCTAACGATTGCTGTATTATATATGACTATTTTAAGCTAACAGATGGATCAGGATTAAGCAAAGCAACTCCCGAATACATTCTATTGGGATTAATGTTAACAAGCTTGCATGACTTTGCAGTAAAGTACGAAGTCCCTATAATTGGATACGTTCAGTTGAATAGAGACGGAATCGACGGAAATGACACAGGAATAGTGGCTGGATCTGATAGAATCCTTTGGTTATCATCGTCTATGTCTTTTTTAAAGAATAAAACTGATGACGACGCACAGCTTGGATGTGGACCAGAGTTTGGAAATAAAAAATTATTTATAGCAGCGTGTCGACACGGAAGTGCATTGTCATCTGAGTCAGATTATATAAATCTACACGCTTCTCTTAATCCTTATGTTGACAAGTCTTTTGCGAACGGGTTTATAAAAGAAGGATTGATTTTTAGCGATGTAATTAAAGCAAAAAGTCGAACAGATGAAAATAATAAATGAAAATTATAGCAATCTATTTTTATCAAACTTAAAAAATAAAGCAATAGAAAATATTGATTTTGTTCTTTCTGAATTAGGAATAGATATTGACGATGGCATTGTTAACAATGATGAACTACGATTTTCTTGTCCTGTTCACGGAGGAGATAATCCTACATCTTTTTCTATTAATACTAAATACGGAACATGGAGATGTTATTCTCATAAGTGTCACGATAATTTTGGCTCAAGTATAATTGACTTAGTAAAAGCAGTTGTTTTTAAAGAGTCAAATTCATTTATAGAATCAGTAGAGTGGCTTTGTAATAAATTAGGAATAAGTTCAAACGAAACCATTAACTTAGAAGATTCAGAGCTTCATAAGATAAACAACAGTATAAAACAAGTGCATTCTATTAATAATAAATTAAAATTTAAAGAACACGAAGACTTTAAACCATTTGATTTAAAATTATTAGAAAAAAATGTGAAAACTAGTGATTATTTTCTTAACAAAGGATTTTCATTAAAAACATTAAAAAAGTTTCATATAGGATTTTGTAATGACATTACTAAGCCAATGCACTTAAGATCATTTGCTCCAATTATAGACGAAGATAACAAAAACGTTATTGGAGTAACAGGAAGAACCATATACGAAAAATGCCCATATTGTCCATGGTTTCACCAGCCTAATAAGGGATGTCCCAAGGACAATCCTATGATTAGAGGATATTCCAAATGGAAGCACTTTGGATTTAAAAAAAGCAATGTTCTTTATAATTTTAATAATGCTAAAGAATATATACGAAATACAAAGTCTGTTGTAATAACAGAAGGCCCAAAGGAAATATGGTTTTTAGATGAATATAAAATATACAATGCTATATGCTTATTCGGACTAGATATTTCCATCTATCAGATAAAAAAACTGATAGAGATTGGAGTAGAGAATGTTTACTTAATGTTAGACACAGACGAAAAAGGTTTGTTAGCAACTGAGAAATTTTTTGGAAATTGTCAAAATTATTTCGATATTATAAATATAAACCATCTTATTCCAGTAGGAAAAGACATAGATGAGCTATCCTCTCTTGAGATGACTGATATTTTCTTACCAAGCTTTCAAAGGATCACTAAATGCCAAAGTTAACAATACTTTTTTCAGGTAAAAAATCCTCTGGAAAAACATCTGCTGGTAAATACGCCCTAGCTTATTATCTAAACAAGCAGATTAAAAATGAACGATTCTTAGTTCAATCAAAAGAAAAAGATGTATTTTTATTAGACACATATACTAACAAGAGATTTTATCCAGATATTCCAGGAGAATTTACATCTGCTTTACTAGAAACACATAGGGTAAAAATGTATTCGTTTGCAGATACTCTTAAAGACATATGTATTAATATCTTGGGATTAAACATAATGCAATGCTATGGGACAGACGAAGATAAAAATTCTCTGACTAACATAGAATGGTCGTCTATTTCAGAAGAAATTATTCAATCGTATTATGGAGTTGATAAGAATAGCAAACCAATTAGGCCAACTGGATGCCTAACATCAAGACAAGTAATGGAAATACTAGGAACAAGTATTTTAAGAAAAATGGACGAGAACTGCTGGTCTCGTGGGCTTTATAATAAAATCCAGTCAGATAACATAGATTTTGCAATTATTTGCGACGGAAGATTCCCTAATGAAATTTCAATGGGAAGCGAGAGAGGAGTCTATCCATTTAGATTATTAAGGAACATATTTAACTCTCAAACCAAATCAGAGTGTGCTTTAGATAACTTTCCACTTGGAGAATACTACAGCATTATAGACAACAAAGATATTTCTATTGAACAAACTCAATTAATAATTAAGAGTAAATTAGACACTTTGTTTCAACAACATGGACTATTTTAAAAATGAAAATCGAAGGCATATCAGCATCAAGTTATAACACATATGATCATTGTGAATGGAAATGGTTTCTCTCTTATTCACTTGGAATAGAAGATATAGCGGGAGGAGCAGCACTATTAGGACAAGTCTGTCACGATGTATTTGAAACAATGTCTATAGCATCTATCGAAAAGAAGGATCTATCATCAGATGATTTCGACATAGACAAACAATGGGATCTCTGGCTTAAGTTTTATAAAGATAAAAATCCAGAAATTTTTGAAACAATTAAAGCAGACAAAACAAGAAAAATAAAAAGAGGAGTGGATGATTTAATCACTGGAAAGTACAATAGATATACTCCTATTACTGAAAAAACTCTTTGTGCAGAACAGTATTTTAAATTAGAGATCAAAGAAGAAAGATTTAGACTGCCAAAAGAAGCTGCTCAATCAGAAGATCAACAGTATTTTGCAATTAAGGGTTTTATTGACAGGATTGATCAGATAGATGATGATACTTTAGAAATCATAGATTATAAAACAGGATCTAGATCTTCTTTTTTGTCTGATGATAAAACAAAGAAAAATTCTGCCATGCTGAGAGAAGACATACAGCCACGCATGTATCACTTGGCAGCGAAGCATTTGTATCCACATATTAAACATTTTATAATAACGTTTATTTACACAACCGATGGTGGTCCAGTTTCGACAATTGTTTCAGACGAAGATCTTGAAGAAGTCAAAGATATTATTTATAATAAATTTCAAGAAGTTAAAAATAACGAAGACCCTTTTAGAAATGAAAGTTGGAAATGTAGATTTTGTCATTTCAGTAAACAAAATACTAATCTCTGTGATGAGCTTTATGATGAAAAAGAATCACTAGGAAAAGATGGTATGCAATTTTTAGAAAATAAGTTCAAGATTATAAATCCAAAATCTAAAAGAAGATAAAATGAATAATTATTATACCTTATTCCATTGCCATGACTCATACTCGATCCTAGATGGATATTCCTCTCCAAAAGAGAATGCCAAAAGAGCAAAAGAACTAGGAATGAAGTCTTTGGGTATTTCGAATCACGGCAATACATATTCTCACATACAGCATCATTCTGCTTGTAAAAAAGCAGGAGTAAAGCCAATTCTTGGAATTGAGCTTTATGTTGTTCACAAAGATGCTCATATCAAAGATGTTACTAATAAGCAAAATTCGCACATGGTTATATGGGCGAAAAATAAAGTTGGATGGAAAACTTTAAATGATCTAGTCAGTCACACTAATGATCCAGAGATTTATTATTATAAGCCTAGAATAAGTTTATATAATTCGGTTCGAGAAGAAGACAAGAAAGAGTTTTATGGATTAGAACATTTTCTTGATGGCAATATCATGGGATTTAGTGGACACCAAGGTTCTCATCTGTCCGACATATTGTTTAGTGATATATTTTCTGATGATCCAATAAAGAAAAAAGCAGACATTAGATTAGCATATGCACAATATAAAGAAAAAGATCTTGATTTTTATAAGAAATTTTTAAGAGAAGATTGGTTAGAAAAAGCATCTGAATTAGCTTTGTCGTTTCAAAAAATGTTTGGCAAAGGTAATTTCTTTATAGAATTGCAGAATGAATTAAAAGAATCAGACAAGCTTCCTTTGTGGATTCAACCATTAATCGTAGATTGTTTAAGACAAGTTTCTAAGAAAACTGGAATACCAGCTATTGCTAGTAGTGATCCGCATTACGCGAATCCAGAAGATGCACAGCACCAAAGAACAATGGTCATGATTAACATGAGAGAAACAGAAGAAACAGTTTCTCAAATGTTTGACAAAGATTCTGATGACATTATGGTATTCTTTGGAAGCGATAATTTTTATATGCATTCTTTTGAAGAAATGTCTAAAAAATTTACTAAAGAAGAGCTTAGTCTAACAAATAATATTGCAGAATCAATTGAAGCATATGAGATTTCTAGAAAACCCATGCTTCCAACTATAGAAATAGATCCAAAAGATGTGAAATACACAGTATCAACATCTAAGATAATAGAAGATAACTATTTATTTACAATTGCTATAGAAGGTGCTAAAAAATATAAACCATGGGAAACATCTGGAATTAACAAAGAAGAATATTGGGAAAGACTAAAGCACGAAATGGCTGTTATATCAGAAGCTGGTCTTGCACCATATTTTCTTGTTGTTTGGGATTATTGCATGGCGGCACAAGCTAGACCAAAAGACCATTCTTTTGATTGGAAGCAAAATTTAAAGAGTAATGGAGAATTAGATCCAATTCCCATTGGAATAGGCCGTGGTTGTTTTTTGCCCGATACTGAGATTTTAATGCACAATGGCGTTATAAAAAAAATACAAGATTGCAAAACAGGAGATCTTGTTATTACTCATCTTGGAAATACAAAAAAAATTAATTCTGTTCATAAATATCAATGTAACGAGGAAATCGTAGAACTAACAATAGCAAATAGATCCTTGTTTTGTACAAAAGATCATGAGATTTTTAATGGAATTGAATTCAAAAAAGCTGATAGTTTTTCAAAATCAATTAAAAATGGCAATCTATCTACTAAAAATAAAACTTTTGTATCTATGTCAATTCCTAATGGGACATTAATAGATAAATTAGATCTAGTGAAAATATGTGATTTAAACTCAGTCAATGATCAAAATACTCAATGGATATATAAGTGGGACGACAATAATATATATCTTTATAATGGAAGTCTAAAAAAGAAAAAATATCCTCGATATATTGAAGCGAATAGGGATCTCGGAGTTATAATTGGTTTTTATATATCCGAAGGATATGCCAGATCTAGCACAACAGGATTTTGTTTTCATAAAAATGAAATTCAATATAGAGAAGAAATATCTAGAATAATATTTGATATTTTTAAAATTAAAACAACAGAAATATATCATAAAACTAAAAATTCTTGTCAGTTGTTTTTATATGATAAGTTAATATCTAGAATGTTTTCTTTTTTTGGTAATAATCTTGCTAATTTTAAGAAAATTAATGACCATATATTTAATATTAATAACTTTGGATTTGAAGAAGGATTAATCTATGGATTATTTTCTGGAGACGGATGTATTTTAGGAGAAAGAGTGTCATACTCAACGTGTTCATATGACTTAATCAATCAAATTAAATTTATTTTATTAAAAATGGGGATATATACCAACGTATGCAGATACAAGAGACAACAAGAAAATCACAAAGACGAATTAACTTTGAGAATATCAGGAAAACAATTAATCATTTGGAATAAACTTTTCCCAAAACTTTTTTGTTTTTCAAAACACAAAAATACTAGAAATCAACATTACAGAATAAATAATCATTTTTTGGACTTAGTAAAAGATAAAAAATACCATAGTTACAATGGATATGTTTATGACTTAGAAGTAGAAGATGATAAGTCTTACATAGCAAATTGGAACGCTGTTCACAACAGTGCGGCAGGCTGTTTGGTGTCTGCACTAATAGGTATTACTGATATATTGTCCGATCCATTAAAATACGATTTGTTATTTGCTAGATTTTATAATACAGCAAGAAATACCAAAGACAACGTAGAAATGCCAGATATCGATGTTGACTTTGCAACAGAAGGAAGAGAATGGGTAATAGAATATCTTAAGTGGAAATACGGTGATTCTAAAGTTAGTCAAATCATTACATTCCAAAGAATTCAAGGACGAGCAGCAATAAAAGATGTGTTTAGAGTCAAAGGGATTGTTGGTGGATTTGAAATAGCCAATAGCTTATCCAAATTTATCCCTAATGAGGCAGAGATTGCTGATGAAATCCAAGAAGCAAAAGACTCTGGCTTAGAAGATTACGGAATATTACAATGGGCGATTGATAATAATAAAGAAATTAGCGATTATTACAAACAAGATGAATATAAGAGTATTTTTGAAGACGCTATGAAATTAGAAGGAAAACAAAGAGGAAAAGGAAAGCATCCTTCTGGTGTAATTGTGACTGAAAACGATGTAAGCACTTGTTTTCCCATGTCTTATGATACTAAAACAAAAGAAAGAGTTATTGGGATTGACTATAAGGACGTAGCTACTTGTGGAGGAGTTAAGCTTGATATACTTGGAGTTTCAGTTTTAGATAAGTTAAAACTTGTTCAGGATTTAGTAAATGGATCAATAAAATAAACACAACATGACAAATAAAAAAATAAATGAAGAAATCTTTGATATGATTATTGCTTATAAAAATAGCAATAAGAAAAACATATTAAAAGAAAAATTTAATAAAATACTAAATAATAAAATTCCCGAAACACTGTCTCCTTCTGATTTAAATAGATTAAAATATAGGAAAGAAAAAAGAGGATTCTTTGACTTCTTTTTATATGTTTATGAAAAAACAGAACGAGAAAGCATGATTATACAAGAATGGAAAAAATCTTTAAAGAAAAATGGATACGTAATTGACGTAATCAACTCTGGTGTTGATAACAATGGATTGCCAATTGCAGAAGGAAATAAAGATTTTAAAAATTCTGACTTTACAATATATATCAATGGAATAAAAAATGTATTAGATTTAAAAATTTCTCCAATTATAAAGTGTTTTACATTTAAATTAGATGATTTAAAAAAGTATTTAAAAAATGAGACAAGAATACTATTAGTATTATCTACTGACGAAGTTCCTATTTATTGGTCAATCGTAGGCGATGATTTAATGAACCAAATGCTTGATAATAAAGTTGGAGAAAGATTCAGGCATTTTGGTGGGTTTAAAGAGACGCAAAGAATCTATAGAGACTCAAAAGGCAAAAGATTAGGATATTTAGAATTAGCTAAAAAAGGGCTAATAGAAATTAACGAGTTTTGATATGTATAATTTTAAAAATATTCCATTAGACGATAAGTTAACATGGGATTTAATTTGTTCTGGAAGAACCATTGGTATCTTTCAATTAGAAAGTCAATTAGGACAAGCTTGGGCAAAAAAGATTAAGCCACGTTCTATTGATGAACTATCTGATTTAATTGCACTAATTCGTCCTTCGTGCCTTGAGGCCCAAATGACAGATAATTACGCTAAGATTAAAAATGGAGAGATGGAACCAGAATATATTAGCGACGCATTAATTCCAATTTTAGAAAAAACAAAATCTTGTTTGATTTATCAAGAACAGTCTATGAAGATTGGAATGGAGATAGCTGGATTCACAGATGTGGAATCTGATAAATACATTAGAAAAGGAATTGGAAAAAAATTACCAGAAGTTATTGCAGAGTGTAAAAAAATATTTCTCTCTAAGGCTAAAGAAAAAAACTTAGTAAGCGTAGAAACAGCGGAAGAGATTTTCTCTTGGTTAGAAAAAGCACAACGCTACCAGTTTAACAAATGTCTAACTGGAGATACATTAATAGAAACAATTGATGGATTTAAATTTTTAGAAGATATAAAAATAGGAGATTTAATCAAGGCTCCAGATATTAAAAATAATAGAGACACCTTTATTAAAATTAAAGACAAGATGATTAATGGTGTGCAGGATATAGTTGAGATTACATTGGAATCAGGCAAAACTATCAAATGTACACTTGGTCATAAGTTTCTTTTTACTGATAATATAATTAGACCAATATCAAGTTTTTTACAAAATAAATCTACATCATTGACCATTCCTTCTTCGTTATATACTTATGGAATGAAAAAAGACATAATACTATATGCTCAAATGAGAGATCCAGAGATTACATATAATATAGAAGTAGACAGTGAAGATCATTTATATTATGCAAATGGAATAGTGACACAAAATAGCCATTCTGTATCATATGCTATCACTGGATATCTAACGGCTTTTCAAAAAGCAAATTATCCAACAGAATTCTATACGTCTTGGTTAACTCATTCTAATAATAAACCTAATCCCAAAGAAGAAATATATAATTTAGTACAAGACGCTAGAATTAACGATATACTTGTATGTCCACCAGATGTTAGGGAAAAAAATACTAATTTTACTATTCTTGAAAATAGTAAGATTCTATTTGGTCTGTCTCATATTAGAGGAGTCGGAGACTCTGCTTTATCTAAAATCTATGGAACAAATAGTTCTTTAAATACTTTTAAAGATTTTATTATATCTTCAAAAATACTAAAAAGAAATATATGCGAGTCTTTAATCAAGGCTGGTGCTTGTGATTGTTATAATCAATCAAGAACACTAATGCTTAGATGCATACATGCTTTGTACGGACAAACAGATAAATCTACCGAAAATTCTAGTCCATTGATTAAGTCTTTGACGCCAAAAGAAACATCTAGCTTTTTTGAGTCATTTAAAACAAATGACTTTATTACTTCTTTAGAATTAATTATTAGTGATAATAAGTGTGTTAAGAAAAGAGTTTCTACAATAGAAGCTAAGATAAAAAACGTTACAGAAGAAAATGTTGTTGATACAAATAGACAAAAAAGCATTTGGGAAAGACTATATCTAGGATTGCCTTTAACTTGTTCTGAGGTCGATGATTTTTTATCTATAGACAATAGAGCAGTGACTTGTAAGGAAATTTTATTATCGACAGATAAAGAAGCTACATATTGCACACATGTAGTAATAGAATCTGTGAAAATAAGAGAATCTGGAAAGAATTCTAAGAATCCAGGCACTAAGTATGCATCTTTGTCTGTTAGTGATAATTCTTCGGCAATTCAAAATATATTAGTATGGAGTCATTTGTTCGAAAGAATAAAAGATTTTCTAAACGAAGGATCGGTTATTACTATATATATTAAGAAAAGTGAATGGAAAAATACAACGCAGTATGTTTGTAACGATGTTAAGATAGTATAATTGTTAATAAAAATGTAATAGGAATAAATTATGTTTCCAATAGAATTTATAAGAAGAGTGTTGTATCAAGCCTTTAGTTTTCAACCTAATAAACCAACAGATATTTATTTAGAATCAATGGATGCTTCTAATTTAACAATAGATCAATATAATCAACTAGAAGAGTTTCTTCTTAAAAATAACTATATTACACAATCTACAGAATTGAATTTTTTCAAACTCGCTCCAAAGGGAGAAGCGTTAGTCTATAACGATTAATCATGAAAGTATATTATAACGAAATAGATCCAGATGTCTGTCTTTGGTTAAAACAATTAATAGAGGACAAACTAATACCAGATGGGGATATCGATACAAGAAGTATTAAAGAAGTAACAGGAAATGATATCAAGAGCTATAAGCATTGTCATTTCTTTTCTGGAATTGCAGGATGGGCATTGGCACTCAATATAGCAAACTGGCCTATTGACAGAGAAGTATGGACTGGTTCTTGTCCGTGCCAACCATATTCTATAGCTGGCCAAAAAAAGGGAAATGAAGATGGACGAAATTTGTGGCCCGAAATGCACAGACTTATCAAAGAAAGAAAGCCTTCAGTCGTTATTGGAGAGCAAGTTGCTTCAAAAGATGGCAGATTATGGCTCTCTGGAGTATTCTCTGACTTGGAAGTATTGGCCTATAATAGGGCAGGAGCAGATTTGTGCGGTGCGAGCATCGGTTCGCCGCACATCAGACAAAGACTTTACTGGCTGGCCCACTCCCAATACAATGGATGTAATACATCGAAAGAAGCTACGACCATCCAGGATTGCAACCAATCGAACAGGAGGGTACATAGGAGAGGTTCTTGTGGGATGGACGACTCCATCGAGCAGGGATTGGAAGGATACGCCGGGGATGGCAGTGTCGTCGATAAACAAAGACGGATCAGTCAGGATGAGATTGGATCAATTACCAAGACAAGCGTTTGGAGCGATTTCGGAACAGTCTATTGCAGAGACGGAAGAAGAAGAAGGATTAAATCCGGCCTTGCCCCGGTGGTTAATGGGGTTTCCGAAAGAATGGTGTCAATCAATAATCAAGATACAAAAATAGATGAAGATTATTCACTAGTTGCTAATAAAATAAGAATCAAAGCATATGGAAATGCTATAATTCCACAATTGGCATCAGTTTTTATAGAGTCTTGCATGGAAATAATTGGAATCAAATAATGTCATCAGAAGAACGATTTGTTATTATTAACAAACATAATAAATATTATCAAAATGCTCATTACAAAAGAACCGATTGGACAGAAGACAAATATTTAGCAAGAGCATTTAACTGTAAAACAAGAGCTAAAAGCATCTGTGAACAATTAGAGAAGTGGGATGATTGTAAAAACATGAATATGAAAGTTATAAAAATTTAATATGAAAAATAGTATAATTAATAATGATTGTCTAGAAGTTATGAAAGATATCAAAGATAAGTCTATAAACATGATACTTTCGGATTTGCCATACGGGATAACTAGTCGAAATTCTTGGGATTCAATAATTCCTATAGAAAAATTATGGGAACAATATAACAGAATTATAAAAGAGAATGGTGCAGTTGTTTTAACATCTGTTCAGCCATTTACTTCGTTTCTAGTGATGAGTAATCCTAAGCAATTTAAATATGAATGGATATGGGAAAAACAACAAGGCACGGGATTTTTAAATGCAAAAAAACAACCATTGAGAAATCATGAGTCTATATTGGTTTTTTATAACAAACAACCAACATACAATCCTCAATTTACCGAAGGAACACCTTATTCTTGTACAAGCGGAGTTGGAACTAGTAATTATAGAGAACAAAAAAAGGTTACAACTATAAACAATGGACTAAGATATCCTAAAACGGTTTTAAAATTTAAGTATGATAAAGAAAAGTTGCATCCAACACAAAAACCATTGAAATTATTTGAATATTTAATTAAAACATATACTAATGAACACGATATTGTTTTAGATAATTGTTCTGGAAGTTGTACGACTGCATTAGCGTGTCTTAATACTAATAGAGACTATATTTGCATAGAGAAAGAAAAGGAATTTTGTGAGATTGGACTCAAAAGAATCAATGAATTATCTATATGCAATAATTAATAAAGATAATCAGTATTTTAAAAAACAAAATTATTATAAAGTAAAGTGGACTAACAACATACAACATTGCAGAATTTATATGTTTCAAAAAACAGCACAAGCTGTTTGTAATAAGCTTAAGAATATACTAGATTTAGATAACTTATCAGTAGTTAAATTAAACATAACAATAGAGAAGATATAATGACAAAAGAACAAGAATTAATTAAAAATTGGATGAAAGATTTTAAACAAGAAACTAAGGATTCTCCTAGTTCTATAGACGAAAGTACGACTAAGTTACGTGCTTCTTTAATATTAGAAGAAGCTCTTGAGACAATAACAAAGGGACTTGGTCTCTCTGTTCATTTTCCCAGTAATAATCCAGACGTTTCTGAGATCAATGAAATGAATCTTAAAGAATATTTTAAAACTATTGAATTCTATAAAGAGAAAGAGATTGATATTGTCGAAGTAGCAGATGGACTTGCTGATTTACATGTAGTAGGATATTGTGGAACAGCTAGTGCTATGGGGATCGACATGGAACCAATCTTTAATGAAGTTCATAGATCTAATTCTTCAAAATTATGGAAAGAATTAGAAATTGAAGAATGTTCTAGCGATATAACCACGGTTGATAAAATATCTCATGACAAGTTCTTAGTTAAAAACTTAAGCGGCAAAGTAATAAAGTCTCCGTCTTATTCACCTGCAAAAATAAAAGAAGAAATTGAAAAACAAATCAAGAGTGCGTAATTATGACTAAGGTTAAAAAAAGAATATTATTTTGTAGCGAAGCATCTTGTTTAAACACAGGATTTTCTGGTATATCTAGACATGTTATTAATCATTTATATAATAGTGGCAAATATGAAATTGCAGAATATGCTAGCTATGTTACAGAAAACGACCCAAGAATGAAAAGATTTCCATGGAAATACTATTCTACTATTCCTGAAAAGTCGTCAGAGTTATTTCAAAAATATGCTAATGACGTACATGGGCAGTTTGGCAAAACATTGTTAGAGTATGTCCTATTAGATTTTAAGCCTGATATCTTGATAGACATACGGGACCAATGGATGTGTTTTTCTAAAGATACTCCAGTCTTAATGTCCGATGGAAAATTTAAAAATATCCAATTAGTCAAAGAAGGAGATAGCGTTATAACTATTACTGGAGAAGCTAAAAAAGTAATAAGGACTGGGAATAGAATACATAATCAAGATTTTATAAAAATAAAAACATTGAAAATGGGATTTGAGACAGAAATGACATCAGAACATCCTGTTCTTTATATGTCCCAACATCAGTGGTATCTTAATCCTAAAGAAAATTGGGTTCCTGCTAATGAAATTAAAAAAACCGGGAAAGTATTTTTTCCTATTCCAGAATTTAAAGATAAAGTATCTGAACACTCTGATGAATTACTATATTCTTTAGGATTTTTTGTAGCAGAAGGATGTTATTTGAAACATAAAGACAAGAAAGATGGAATACAAATTTCTTGTAATTCAAAAGAATTAAAACTAGTAGAAGATAAAGTTCTTCCTAGTTTTCTAGAATTAGATAAAAATTTAGTTATTCATAAATGTAGAGTTGATGGAAAATATGGAGAAGGCAGAACTAGAAGAATCGGATCTAAAATTATAGCTAGTCAATTACTTGAATGGTTTGGAGAATACGCTGATGGCAAATATATTCCAGAATGGATAATGGATTTACCAAAAGATCAATTATGTAAATTTTTACAAGGATTGATCAATGGAGACGGATGTTCAAATTCTGATACCAAAAGAGGTAGATATTATACTGTTTCTGAACAATTAGCAAGACAAACATGGATATTATTAATTAAGCTTGGAATAGAATGCTCTATTTCTCAATCGAAAACAAAGATTGAAGAAAAGACATACGACAGATTTATAATTAGCATAGCAAAAGCAGATTTTGATAAATGGCATGAGCTATTTTGCGAAGGAACGGTCTCCAGGCTATCTAAGTCTAGAAGATTTATAAATAATCATCTAGCAATGACCGTTAGATGGATTAAAAAATATAAGGCTGAAAAGATAGTATACAATCTAGAAGTAGAAGACAATAATACATTTGTTACAAATTTTATTGTTCATAATTGTTCCTCGTTTCAACTCAAATCTCCTTTTAGGAAATATTTTAAGTACATCTGTATGCCTACTATAGATGGAGAACCACAAAAACCAGAATGGATATCGGATTATAGAGAAACAGATATTCTTTTGACATATACAGAATATGGAAAGAAATTACTTGCAAAGCAAGCTCCAGACATTAAGGTATTTGACATAGTTAGGCCCGCTGTAGATCCAACTGTGTTTAAGCCGCTTAATAGAAAACAAGAATTAAAAGAAAAGCTTGGAATTCCAAGAGATTCCAAAGTAATACTTTCTGTAATGCGTAATCAGAAAAGAAAGCTATATCCAGACTTGATGGATTCTTTTAAATTACTTTTAGATAAATTAAATAAAAATCACGTTAAGTATAAAGATGATGTTTATTTGCATATCCATACTTCTTATCCAGATGTTGGATTTGACTTGTCCAGCCATATTCTAAGAAACAAAATATCTCATAGAGTTTTATGCACATATGTATGTAGAAATTGTAGCAATTTTTATGTCTCTAGATTCGAAGGAGAAATATCTAGATGTAAGCATTGTGGAAATCTATCTGCTCATATGCCAAACACTAATCACGGAGTAACACAAGATCAGTTGTGCGAAGTATATAATTGTGCTGATTTATACGTGCAATATTCAATTTGTGAAGGACTTTCTATGCCGATAGCAGAAGCTAAGGCTTGTGGTATTCCGGCTATGGCTGTAGATTATAGTGCGATGTCTGAACAAGTTAATAATGTATACGGATGTTGGCCTATAAAAGTACAAAGAATTTTTTACGAATCTGTTATAGAAACAGAACAGATGAGAGTTCTTCCAGACAACGAGGATCTTTGTGACAAAGCATATGACTTCTTAAAGATAAAACCACAAGAAATTGCAGATATGTCAGAAAGCGTTTTTCGTGACGCTAGAGATAATTATTCTTTACAAAGATCGGCAAATATTTTTGAAAAAGCCATAGATTCTATCGATATTATAGATAGAAATAATACATGGGACAAGTCTGTTCCTAATATTATTATTCCGCCAAAACAAATACCAGATATGAACTATGATTCAAATCATTTATTTGTCGATTGGTGCATTGATAATATTATAAAACAACCAAGTTTAAAAAATTCATATTTTAAACAAAACACACTTAAATCTTTAAATTGTGGATATATAAATAACGCAGGTGGACAAAGAGGAAGTTTTACAAAGAATGATTGTGTTGATATGTTTATGTCAATGGTTGAAAATAATAATGGTTGGGAAAATTATAAGTGTAAAAAAGAAGATAAGAAAGAGATATTGGAAATCGTATGAAAAAAATATTATTTATCGGGCCATATCAATCTGGGACCGGATACGGAAATGCATTATTAGAATATATTTATTCAGCAAAAGAAGCTGGATTAGATGTAGCATGTAGAAGATGCAAGATGACAAATGATATTATTAAACTTCCTGATGATATCTTACAATTAGAAAATACTAATCTTAACAACGTAGATGCAGTTTTTCAATACAATCTTCCAAGTGAATTCCAGTATAAACAAGGTGTAATAAACATTGGTTCGTTTGCGTATGAGACACTTGGTGTTCCGTTTAATTTCTGGAAAACTCATATTAAACTAGTAGACAAGCTAGTTCATCCATGTAATATGCAAAAAAGTGTGTATGATTGTATCCAAAAGGGAACAGTCATACCTCACTCTGTGAATAAAAATAAATATACTAAGTCGTATGAGTTTTTTGAATTCAATATTTATAACTCTGCATATAAGTTCTATACTATTTCTGAGCTAAATACTAGAAAAAATTTACCAGAACTATTGCTTTCGTATTTTAATGCTTTCACATACAACGATGATGTTCTATTAGTCATTAAAATTAACAGTAGTGGAAAAACATCTGGACAAGCTAGTGAAGAATTAAAGAAAATAATAGAAGAAATGAAAGTAAGATCAGGAATAAATCGTAATGTTAAAAAATTTCCAAAAATTGCTATTATATCAGAGTTCCTTACTGAGGAAAAACTAGCATCTCTTCATCTTTCTTGTGATACATTTGTAACTATGAGTAGAGGAGAAAGCTGGTGTAATCCAGCAATTGATGCTATTGCTTTTGGAAATAAGATTATCGCTCCTAATTTTGGAGCGTTCAAAGATTATAACTTATACTCTAGTGATTTCGGAGATCTAATAGACGGATCTATAACGCCAGCATTGGGGAATCATAACGCACCAATGGGGCTATACTCATCTAAAGAACTTTGGTTTAGGCCAAATATAGAAGAGATGAGCGAATTGATGCTTAAGTATTTTACAAAAAATAACAGTGGTGACAAAATTCAAAGGTCTAATGAAATAATTAATAATTTATCTAGGGTTAATGTAGGAAACAAAATTAAAGAATTGATAATATAAAATGCAATCTAAACATACTTCAATATTAAAAGCAGTGAATAATCATAGCAATAAATATAATATCTTATCATTTCCAACACACGAAAGATATCAATCTAATCTCAGTGGCTTAGAACACACGTTTCATTTATACCAAGGGAATAATATAAAAACTTGGAATGAATCATATGCTATGTTGCCAGATAATCATATTTTACTTAAAAACGAAGAAAACCCGTTTATCATTGGAACAATCTTTGATATTGTTTTAAGTCAAAATAAATTTGGACAATTTGAAATAGCTAAAAACATATCTGATTCACTTAATATTCCCTTGATAAGTCTCGAACACACATTGCCATTTATAGAGTGGGATAAAAAAACCATACAGGGTATGTCGAATATGCGTGGTGATTTTAATGTGTATATTAGTGAATATAGTGCAAAAGAGTGGGGAGCTGATCCAAACGATAAATCAGTTAGAATAATTCATCATGGTGTAGATTCAACTTTATTTAGTCCTGAACCATCTATAGAAAAAAATAACAACATACTCACTGTTTGTAATGATTATAAAAATAGGGGATGGTGTATGCCATCTGGCCAAAAAATTCTGACAGACAATGGATATAAAAATATAGAAAATATATCTGTCGGGAATATAGTTCTTACAGATAGTGGCAACTATAACAGTGTTATAAAAACATTCAAGAGAGAATACTTTGGACCGATGGTTTCTATATTAGTGGACAATAATAAAAAGCCATTGATGTTTACTAGCGATCACTCTGTAAGAGTTCTTAGAGACAGTCAAGAAAAATATATAGAAGCTTCTATGCTTAGAGAAGGAGATATTTTAAAGTTTCCAGGTCATAAACAAAATTCTTTTTATCCAGAAAGTATAGATTTGTCTTGGGTTATTGGATTAATAATTGGAGATGGATCATTGTCTGATACAGGGAATATTGAAATAGTTTTTAAGACAGAAGATACAAAAGAAGCAGAGAGAGCGTGTGATATACTTAATAAGATTACTGGACAAAAGGCATATATTTCGCATAGAGACAGAAACAAGCTAGAAAATTGTAAAACAATAAAGGTAAACTGTACTTCTAAGATATTTGTGTCGTGGTTAAAAAGCAAGATAGGTGGAAAGTCTTATAATAAAAGCATTCCTGACTTTATTTTTAACGGAAGTCAAGAATCAAGATTAGCTATCTTGCAAGGACTTTGGTTTTGCGACGGATCATTTGAAAATGGCAAAAATGGTTCTAAGAGATCGTGTTATTCTACTATTTCAGGAAAACTAGCTTCTCAAGTAAGTTCTATTCTTCATTCTTTTGGAGTAGCATGTAATATTTTGTTTGAAAAAAGAACAACAAATAAATCTAATAGAAACATAGTTCCCATATACAGGGTAACTAGCTCTGGTCAAAAATTTGAAAAATGTAAAGATCTCATTACAGAGTCTAAAGCAAATAAGGCATATTCTTATACCATAAAGAAGGTCGATATAGATTTTGAATGGAGAGGAACTGTTTACAACTGCGAAGTATCTAAAGATCAATCTTACGTTGTTTATCCTGGGTTTGTTGTTCATAATTGTTGCGGGTGGGATATTTATAAAGAAATTAAAACTCACTCATATGAAAAATTAAAATTCCATCCTATTGGAGATACTCCTGGAATTAGTAAAAAAGCAGAAGGTATAAGCGGACTAGTACAAGAGTACAGACAGTCTTATATATTCTTAAACACTAGCACGATTTCTCCAATTCCTTGTGCTCTATTAGAAGCTATGTCTTGTGGACTTCCTTGTGTCTCTACAAACACTTGTATGATACCAGAGATAATTAAAGATGGAGTCAATGGCTTTTTGTATCCTCCAGATAAGCCTAATATAGCAGCAGATAGACTTAAACTTCTGTCAAAAGATAAAGAACTCGCAGACAAAATGGGAAAAGAAGCAAGAAAAACAATAGTGGAAAAATTTTCACTAGATGGTCATATTAAAACTTGGGACAATTTATTTAACGAGGCATTCGGTTTTTGCCATAAATTTTAAAGAGATACTATGAAACTAGCATTAGAATCAAAAAACAATCCCATCAACGGATATGTTAATATTAACAATCAGCCATATCAGATAAAAGATCTACCAGAAGGAACTACAATAATTCCTGGTCATTATAACAATTTAGATCCAGTTTGTAAAAATTCAACAGTAGAAGAAATTATATTTTTTATGCCGTTAAATGTTATGGATCCAAACAATTTAATAAAAATTGTAAATCATTGGAAAGATAAACTAATCACTGGTGGAATAATTCAGTTCTTTTTTGTTGAAATAGAAAAAGTTTGTCTATTGGGTTATAATGGATCTATTTCTTTGGAGGAACTTCATAAGTTATTATTAGGAAACGACGGAGAGCATAAGTGCATTTTAAATTTTAGCACTATAAGAGAACTAATAAAGGCATTGGGAATGACTATTCTTAGCGTAGACACTAATAGTCACCTATCTTCTATAAGGATTTTAAAGTGATAACTACCAAGTGTGACGATTGTGTCTTTCTAGAAGACAAAATATGCTCTCAAGGAATAACGACATTTCAAAATAAAGAAAATACTTATACTAATAACTATTGTACGACAAAGAGAAATAATGATTGGTTTTCTAATAATAAGAACGAAGACATTGAGCATTTGATACGACAAGAAAACAACACTGTGTCGGTAGTGTGTAATCTATATGATCTAAAAAGTGAAAAAGAATTCTTTGATCTATTCTCTGGTATTAATAATAAAAAAATAAATGAATATTTATTCTTGGTTAATCAAACCAAAATAGCTCCTAAGATATTTAATTTTCTTCATTACAGAGACGATCTTAATAAGTGGCATATAAAGATTCTTTCGTCAGATATTCTAATAGATAGAGCGTTTAACGAAGCTTCTACTAGCGTGTCTTCTAATAATGTTTTATTTATAAAAGATTATAAAAATATTAAGATAGATAATTTTATAAAAAATATTAATAAATATTTGTGCGTTACAGATAATGCAAATTATCTTTGTAATAAACATGCATTTATGGAACTTTCGGGAAATATAGGAATAAATTGGCTAGAGAAAATTAAACAAATAGAAGGTTGGGAAAAATCATGTCTAGTATTGCACCAGTGATATCTTCAATAACAGCAAATTATAACAACTCTAAATACCTAACACAATGCTTAGATGGATTAATTTCACAGTCTACTACGATCAATAATATAATCGTCGTTGACGACAAGAGTACAGACGACTCTTGGGATCTTTTAAATAAGTTTACTATGTTATGCACTTATAAAGATGGCTTTGTTCTTCATAAAAAAACTGATGACTATATAAAGTTTACATCTTTAAAAAATCAATTTATTTTTATAAAGAACGAAATCAACAGGGGGCCTGCGTTTTCTAGAAACGTAGGAGTAAAAGAGTGTCTTGAAAATACCGATGTTATATGTATTTGTGATAGCGATGATTTTTATTACAAAGACAAGGTTAAGAAATCTGTAGAAATTTTAAGAGATTCTTCTAAAAACATAGGATTGGTCTATTCAGATTACGATATATTAAATATGAAAGACATGTCTTTGTTCAGAGAATACAAAGAAATTTTTACATACAAGAGACTATACGAAGAATGCATTGTCTCAAACAATTCTATAGTTGATGCTTCTGTTTTTAATAAAATAGGCTTATACGACGAGTCATTGTATGGACCAGAGGATTATGATCTATGGCTAAGAATTTCAGAGAAGTTTCCGGTTTATCATATAGCAGAATCATTGTATACATATAGATTGACTGGTAATAACCTTACGGTGGCGACAGACAGAGAAAGGCTTATAGATCATTTGAGAAAAGTACATATGAAAAAACAACAAAGGATGACTAATGAGTCGGCATAAACAAATTGGAATAATGATTGAAGACTTAGGAGCATCTCAATTATCATTATACATAATGAAAGACATTAATCAAAAGCTAATGTCTAATGATACAGATGTTTTCTATCTAACTTGTAATAAATCTGTTCCTTGTATTAATGAAAATAATGCAGCTATTTTTTCTATATTTTATAGTCAAAACATAGACGCAACACTAGTAGCAACTTCTTCTTACACTGCTAAAATACTAAAGACATGTCTTGCTTCACAAGAAAGAATATTTTATATAACAGACCTGGATTGGGTTAGAAAACAAGACAAAGAACTAGAAGAAGAAATAAAAGAAATATTATTAGACGATGGAATAATTAAATTATGTAGATCAAAAGAGTATTTTGATTTTAATATGAAGAATTATCAAGTAAATAAGATAAGTAACACAATAGTAGCAAATTTTGAAATTAACAAGATTATGGAGATTATAAATGGTTTCTAAGAACAAAGTAGATATGGACATGGCAGAAAGTACGACACAAAGAATCAATTTTGAACCGTGGAGATCTGATTGGACAGCGACTGTTTTGTCTATAATCACCGAAGATGAGAAGATCAAAGGAAATCCAAAGGTTGATGGTCTTCGTCGTGCAGCATGGAACATTTTTGAGGCTATTTCAACACACACGACTATTGTACAATCTCCCAATATTGACAACGGAGGAAGAGCTGTTGTAGTTGTTGATATTAAAGTCAGAACTTTTGACAAGGAAGTAATTGAATGTGCTGGATCAGCAGACGTATTCAGTAATAATTGTGAATATAAGTTTGCACAACACGCAACGGCAGTGGCAGAAACTAGAGCCGAAGGAAGAGCATTGAGAAAGCTAATGTGTCTTACTAAGGTATTAGCTGCGGAAGAAGTTTATGGTTCAGACGAAATGGAACAGTCTGCTCCACCCAAAGCTCCTACTACTATGATATCATCTTTAAACATGATGTGTTCTAAACTAGGGATTAATCCACTCAAATTAGCTAATTATCATAAGATTTATGTCAATAGTATTAGCGACATAACAAGATCAGACGTATTAGGACTTACAGACAAATTAGTATCTTATAGCAATGACGAAACCTCAATTCCTAAAGAAATTAAATGAACGTATTAAAAAACAGCATATGTTATCTTGCTGGACCAATAGAAAAAGATGTAGAACATGGAAAAGGATGGAGAAGAAATGTAATATCTAAGTTGCATCAAAGCAATGTAAATATTATTTTCTTGGACCCAACTAACAAAGAATGGTCTACAGATAAAACTATCGACGATGAAGTGACTCATTCTAATTATTTAAGGAAGGCTGGAAAATGGCATGAGATGAGAGATTATGTTAAGAAGATAAGAAGGACTGATTTGAGATGTTGTGATTTATCTGATTTTATAATTGCCAAAGTAGATAACAAAATACCTACGTGTGGAACAATGGATGAGATTTTTACAGCAGAGGATCAAAAAAAGCCAATATTTATTTTATCAGAAAAAGGACTAGATTCAATACCAACGTGGTTATTTTCTGTAGTAAGAGAACACGAAGTGTTCAATAGCGAAGACGATTTAGTAAAAAGACTAATAGGTATAAATACTGGAAAATATCCTACAGACGATAGATGGGTGTTCATGAGAGATTACATTAAAGCAAAAACTTTTAAATAAAGGGTTAGTTATGAAATTCAAGAAAGAATTAAGTTATTATCGAAACAACAAGACTGGCACGGGATTTGCTGCTTCTTTTAAGTTGTCGCAAATTATGAAGGATGACGAACACGTAGAGACAGCAGTCTTTCTCAGCATGGCTCCACAGGTACCAGGAGAAAGATCTTTTGCTTGGCAAGACAAAGCAATTGTCGTAAAGTTTAACGAAGCAGACGTAGCACAATTTTTGTCTGTTATTAATCGTGGACAAACTTCCGCAGGAGGAGAGAGAGGATTGTACCACGAATCTCCAAAGGGTGGATTTAAGTCCGTAGAGTTTAAGGTCAAAGAAGATGGTGCTGGCTTTTATCTAAAGGTTTCTGGACAAGATCCAAACAAGAAGCCTCTAGGAAACTACAGCATTGTCCTGAGCCCAGGAGACGCTGAACTAATGAGGGCTTTGTTCACCAGAGCAATAGAAACCATGTACGAATGGTGATAAAAAAATCTACCGAGCGAAAGCTTGGTAGATTTATTGTTTATGAGTTAATTATTATTCACAGATATTCTAAGCTTAAATATCCTGAGAAAGTCTTGCTTCCAACTGAAGATGGAGAGCAAGATAACGCTACATACCAATCATGTCTAGTGGAAGAAGTAGATGGGCCATTGGGACTAAGGCCGCTTGTTCCTGGAGAATCTACCAAAGAAAGAATAGATCCTGATCCATATACTTGGGTCCATGTGGTTATTCCGCTTCCAGTGGGCCCTTGGATCGTATTAGGATGAATAATATCGCAAGAATAGAACGTAAGTCCTGATGGATTATTGTTTATTCCAACGCCATCATAAACTCTAAACTCTGCATTTTGAACAGTTATAGGTGTATCATTGGTAAATCTCAGATTTAAAGTAGACTGGTAGTTTGGAAGACTTGTAAGAGATATACCGCTTCCGGCTTGCCCTATAATAACAGTAGTGGAATTAGAAAATTTAGTATTATCTACCTCTGATCCTTGTGCTGTTCCTGTCGAATTAGTTATATATGTTCTGCTTTGATAGCTTCCTACTGGAACGCTGTATCCAAAGCCACTGGAATAAAATCCTAATCCAGAACCAGCAGTGGCTCCAATTAGAAAGTCTTCACCAGCATAAAAATTTATTGTTGCTGCCATAGTTAGTGTCTCCTATATAATATATACAATTACCATTTTCTTTCTTTACGAATCATTTATACAAATATGTCACGTCTTTTAGTTGAATCGGTCGTTGTATTGCATTTTGACTGCCTGTGAATGGAACATGTGGAAATTGTGTCGATGGTCGAAATTGTATTGGCGTTATTTTTTGTTCGTCCCATATAACAGATCCGTGACACTCTGTGTCATTTATATATTGAAAACCCCCGTTTATTACTAATCTATCATTGCACATTGATAGTCTTATTTCCTCTATATATGGTGTTGCTCCAGACACACCAACTCCAAAATATGCAAAGTTTTCCCAAGTTAGTCCGTCATATACCAATAATCCGCTTGATGCAACTCCTCCAAGAATACTTCCAACATAAACAGCAGCATATATTTTATCTCTGTATACTTTCATATCAGTTATACTGCTTATTGAGGATATTGGAAGAGCATTTACTCCATCCCAAGATCCACCATTAAAATACATTATTCCAGAGTGAGGAGCAGATTGTGCTATTCCTGATACCGTGGGACCAAAAACCCCGGCAACTATTAAGTTGTCATTATATATATCCATAGCTCTTATAATAGCATGGATTCCGCTTGGATAATTATCAAAATCACCATAAGAAGATCCGTCGAAATATCTTAATCTAGAACCTCCTTGTGTAGAATGAAAAACAATTTTTCCATCAAAAACAATTGCATTATCAGAGAAAAAATTATTATTTAATTTTTCCCATTGTGTCCCATTAAATTTTGACATTCCAGAACACTGTACGTTATTATTCAAGCCGAGATAAGTGCCAATAGCATATATATCATTATTATATGATATTAGCTTTTTAACACTATAAAAAGAATCTCCGCTAGGAACTGAGCTAGCACCAACTGTATTCCATTCGTGACCATCGAACAAAGCTACATTAAGAACATCTCTGTGACCTGATTTATCAAAGGTTCCACCACAATATAATCCACCAGATCCAGAAGAATCATAATGAACACATAAACTATTTACTGAATTATTTAAACCACTTGGTCCAACAGTATATCCCATTCTTCCGTTGCTTCCTCTGGTTATGTTGTGTATTTTTGACAAAGGCTTGCTCTTTGAGGTTTTAAATAAAGTGGATAAATCTGTTGTATATTGAGTAACAGAAATGTCAGCATCAAAAGCTGCGTAATAATTACTATCAGGAGCTGGTATTCCATGAAGTATATTCATTATGCCATCCCATCGAATGTATTGGCTCTGTCAAACCAATAATAAAGAGTGCTTCCAGAGCTAGAGCTGAATGTATCTTCGTTCATTGGGACTATTGTCGATTGTTTAAATGTATCATCGAGCCCTCCTCCTCCTATCGGCCTAAGTTTAAATCCAGATGGAAAAGTGGGACCATGTGCGTCTATTCCACAAACATACCACGCTTGATTAATTCCGCTCGGCTCTGCAGTGTTACTTATTTCGTTAATATTTATTGCTTTTGTTCCATTTCTTCCAAATGCAAGAAAATAGTTATGCCCAGAAGAATCTACTAATCTTTCATTCCATGAATATTCCCATCTTGTGTCGCTATAACCAGAAACCGCAGAAGAGCCATCTATTCTGGCAAAAAATTGTTTCTTTTTATTTCCAGAATAAAAAATATAAGAATCAGTTCTTTCTCTTGGCTCTATCCATACGATTGTTCCAGATGAAACTGTTAAATTATTTACATCAAAAGCTGGATTGTCAAAAATTCCGCCATTTCTTCTGCCCGGATGGTCTCTTAAAACAATTCCAGAGCTTGTTGGAAGTTGATATTTTTCTTTCCAAGAATATCTTATTAAACCAGACACACTAGCAGAGCTAGTAACTTCTGCCCAAAAGCCCTTTGGAGAAGTCCATACATGACGATCTTCGTCGTATCTAAAGTCGATAGGAGCTGCTATGTAATCATCAGGATTAACTTGCCATCCATTATAAACATTTCCGCGAAAAACAGAATTATTAGAACCGGAAGGATATGGGTCACAATGCTTAGATCCATATCCCCATCCAACGCCCATCATTGGAAGTCTCATTCCAACGCTTCTGATATTTGAAGGATCTCTAAATCTATCTGACTCGCTTCTAGCGGTATCATCTCTTATAGTTGATAAAGTTCCATCTCCACTTGCTCCTAGAAAATTACTGTCTATTACAAAAGAAGCTCCGCTTGGAACATTTTGCCAATAATAAGGCAATATATTCGCAAGATTAATTGGTCCTCCTAGTCCAGAAATATGACTGGTAGATATAGTTCCACTAGGAAGTTTAAAGTTAGGAATTGAAGTAACTCCTGACTCAAAACAAGGCATATAAATTTCTTCTTGTTTTCTTACTTTTGTACTAAATGGATATAACAAAGAAGAAATGTCTGTGCCTGCCAAGTGCTTATAATCATTTTTATCTATTTTATCCGATAGGTTATCATTGTATGATTCTGAGTCCAATATAAAGCCATTAGCCTTATTGGATCTTGAAGTTATGTCATTATTAAGAGAATGAAAATAACTAAATAGTATTTTGCTAACTCCGCCAGACTTATTTGTTCCGTCTTCCATTTTAGTTCCTAAATGTATTCACACCGTATGATTCGCCAGTTATGGTCTGAATAATATTAATATTTTGCACATCAGATAATGTTTTCCTGCTATCTATGATTACTTTAGATATGTCGTCATAATCTGACTTCCTATATGTCCCTGGTCTTGCCGAAAAAGTGCTGAGAACGTAAGTTGTTTTTATACCATCTATTCCAAATCCAATACTTATGGTTGTTAGATTACTATTAAATCCTAGGTTATCCGATATTCCAAACTCAGGAAATCCAGCGACAGTGATTGCTGCATTATCAACATAGTCTGTTATAGAAATAGACCTCTCTAGTTTTTCTACTCCTGCGGCATTTAAATTTTCGTCCCAGCTTCCGATTGGTCTTTCAAAATTCCATGGCACTAGTGATGTGTCAATATCTATAGACACCATTCCCTTTGCTTGTGTGTTATTAGCAAACCAAGGCCCATAAGAAACCCATGTCGATGTCAAGGGTATTACAACGCCCTTTAGGTCCATAACAATATCTGATGCCATGTCAAATTTATTGAACAGACCAGTAATATCTCTCCTTAAGTCATCTTTCCATTTTTTTAATACCGAAGAAGCATAAGAATAAAATGGTATTCCATTCGCACTAGCAACTTCTTTAAACAATGATCTTGCTAAATTATCATACTTTAACGAATACCATAAGAACTTTAATACTTTATCTCCAGCAATTCCTGTACTATTGGAAGAAGTGGGAGAAGCCTCCATGTCTGCAAATCTTGTAGCTAAATCGTTGGGATCAAATCTAACAGCACTTGGAAGAGTTACTAGTGCCAGATCTGGTCTTCTTATCATCTGTGCAACGCTACAAGAGATAAATATAAACTCTGTGTTTCCACTTGCTATTCTATTAGGTCTAAACTCTGAAACTGGCAAATCTTGAAACATTGCTTTTGTAAAACCATTAGAGCTGAAAGAGATATTTCCACGAGGTTGCCATTCCATAATAGCCATACTGTAGAATCTACCATCTTCGGCCTGAAATCTTCTTTTTATTTGTAGCTCTGCATCTGTAGAAATACTATCATCGTCTTCTAATCCATCAAAATCTGTTGGAATAGTTTCCCAATATCCTCTGTCTGTAACGACGTACTCTATTTCTGGTTTTTCTACTCTTGTAGGAACTTCTTCTCCATCCCAAATTCTGTTCATAATAGTGGATTTTGGCAAACAGACTACGAATTGTCTACCAACGTATTGTTCTGCGTATTCTTTGACTTTATTGTAAATTATTTGTGTAAAATTATACAATATATTTTTTTTATATTTTTTGGCACTTGCATTAATAAGATTAGCATCAGACTTAGAAACTCTTCCGTTAGTGGTAACAACATCTTTATTAGCCTCGGCTTCTTCCACAGAGTAAGTCATATAACTATTAAGATTAATACTTTTTAAATCTGGAACATTTCCTGCTGCAAGAGATTCTACATAGTCAAGAATAGCATCCCAGTTAATTCTATAAAACCCTAATGTTTTCGCTATTTCAGGAAAATATATTCCATAAATAGTAAAAAAGGTATCTTCTCCTGAAAGTGCAGCCCTAAGTATTTCTGTATTAAGAGGCAGTCCTCTTGTGTGCCCAGGAATATCGACGCTGTTTAAAACATAGTTAATATTATTATTACTATCTCTGTCTAGTTTAGCAAATGGTCTTAGGTCAGAATCGCCGTCTCCGTTTAAAAACACATCGGTATGTTGGACTTGTCTAACATTAAAATTATCTATAACTATTTTAACTAAAGGTATTTTTTGTGTTATGTTTGCATAAAGTTCAGATTGTCTGTCTAGCACAAGATGATCCAAAGGAAGGAATGGCTCTATTAATGGGTAAGAGCTTTCTTTAGACGATCCATTAGCTTCTCCACCAGGAGAAAATCCCCAAAATGGAAATATTGATCCTGAGTCTACATCGTAATTGTTTTGTTCTACAGATATTGCATTGCCAACAACGTCTGAGGAAAATTGCCTAGTCATTCCTCCAAAAAGCCTAGTGATAATATCGTGTGGAAAAGAATCCCAGTCGGCTATCTGTCTGGCCTCTTCTGATATTACAGCATTCTTAAATTGAGTAGTTATATTGTTTTTAAAATATTGTTTACCAGCAGAGTTAGCAGACGTAAAGCTTTGTTTGCCAGAATATGTTACTCCGTCTGTTGGATTAACAAATGAATAAGAAACTTCTGTTCCTGGTTTAGAATTAAACTGAGATTTTAACTCAGAAGGAAGTGCTAGATAATTAGAGTTTTTCATTCCTCCAATGATTATATTACTAGTTGGCTCGTTTCTATATTCTTTTCCTATATTAGCAGATTCTACCATTCCTTCTCTGGAGTCCAAGAATGACTGAAGCTCAATCTGGGTTAATGGATTAAAATTAGCCCTTCTGATAGCTTTAAATTCTACTAAAATAGTGTTAGTATTTATTTTTCTCGAAATAACCACCAGGTCAGACCCACCGTCAGCACAGACGCGGGAAACAAGACTAAGAATGTCAGTGGTACTTCCATCAATTCTGTACCAATCTGGTGTATTAAAAAATGCAGTTCCAGAAAAGGTGAATTCAATATTGATGTCATTTATAGTTACTCCTGAAGCTAATATAGAACTTCTTATTTTATTCCACGGCATTCCAAATTCATTATTCCCAGACTCCATTCCGTAGTCCCAATAACCAAAACAATCTATTACATTGTCTACTAATTGATATCTTGGAATTGGTTCTTCTTCACTTCCTGTTCCAATGTTTTGAGACAAAGAAAATCCAGATATTAAACACTGGATTCCCCTAAGTATTTCTCTAGTGTCTACGACGCTTACAGAAATAGTTCTTCCTCCAGAATCGACAATATTCTTAGTCCAAGAAGTACATATTCCACAAAAATAAAATGGAACATTGCTATGACTAAATCCATCTGGTTGTAAGTCTATAGAAGAACTTGGAAACACGACAGACCCAACTCCTCCTTTTGGAAGACTCATTGCCCAAACAGAAGGCGTGTCTGGTTCAAAAAAATCGTCTCCTTTGTCTTCTATTAATGTCAAACTCAAAGATCCAGGAGTACTATTAAATCCTTGAGACAAGTTTATATTAATAATACTGGCATTCATAAATTTATAAATACCATTAGTATAAGTTGTATCGCTTATACCAGCGGAGGTTTTGCTATGAGTAGCAGCTCTAGGGGTTGGTATAAAAACCATCTCTGTCCTTTCTAATTAGTCATCTACATTATTAATTGTAGAAGGCATTCCTGCGATAGTACTTGCTTCAGAATCTATCGCCCAACTAACATTTCTACTATACTGTCTTTTAATAGGATTCCATTCTTCTGAATTGTTTGTTATATAATAAAATCCAGTGCTAGGAACCAATGCAGATATTATTGCATCAGTGTTTGGTTTAGATAAATACATTCCTAATATAGATGACACAGACATCCCAGTTGCAGATGGAGAAAATATAATTCCTATGTTCACTGTTCTTTCTGGGGCCGTAACTGTCTCCATGTTTTGAAACAATGGACCAGAAATTTTTCCAGGTATTTGTATTTGTGCAAAAATATCAGTAGAAGCTGTATCAACAATAGAAATTGTTTCGTCAATCGCACCGGCAAACAAAAAGCCAGAAGTTGCAATAAAAGAATAAGAGTATTCTAATGTTCCCTGATCTATATTATAAGATATTTGTCTCGAAGACGGAACGGGATTTGTTGAATAACCAGCGTCAACATAACTATTGATTCTAGTGTATAGATTTGGAGAAACATTGTTTTCAAAGTGTGCTTTTGCTCTAGAATTTCTTACTGGGAGATTATCAAACAATCCAGCATTTCCAGTAATTGTCCCTGTGATACTTATGTTGTTTTTTCTAATATCTTCATCGTCTCTATTGATTACTAATTTATATTCTTCAAGAGCTATTCCAGATGGATCATATAAGAAAGACTCTTCTACTTCCCAAGAGAATGCCGAGAGAGAAGTTGATTCTCTAATAGCCTTATTCCAAAAATTTCCACTTCCTGTTCCAAGATTAATCAAAAGACTAGATAAATTTAATGTTCCGCTAGGAATATTATAGTATGATAAATTACCACTGTCGTTTATAACAACGCTCTTGTCATAACACCATGTTTTTGCCACTGTCAATGGATCGTTAATAACCCCGCCTATTCCATAAATAGGAACAGCGGCGGCGGCTAAAGAGTGTGTTAGAGCAACGGTGCCATTTATGTTTTCTTGAAAAGACCAGTTTTCGTTATAGCTCGAGAGACCAGTTGGTTCGTCTTCGTCTTCTAGTTTATAGGATGTTAAAATAATCCTGTATGAACAAATAGTTGTCCATGTAGAAGATTCAAAATCAACGCCGTCTACAGTACAATAAGTATCAAGCGTATTTGGACCACCACCTTCGGGAGCTTCTATTTCAAGTCTTCCTCCTTGGGAGTCAAATAAGTTTCTTATTCTTTCTTGTTCTCCTAGAATGTCATCCATGTCTCCAAGAGTAGAGTTAGACATATACGGAGAATCTTTTTCGTTTCCAACATTAACTATTTTGCCCTCTAAAGTAATAGTATATACCGGATGTAGTATTACTAAAGAAGAGTCTCTCACAAATGTCTTATTTATTGTAACAAAAGGAGCTGGAATAAGCTCCTCGGTTATACCGTTATTTGGGGTAAATCTTACGGGCATTAATTATATCCTCTTATAAACATCCTAAGAATCGCAGACGAAACATCTTGTCCTTGTATAACCATTGGAACTTCATCGGTTATATTATCTTCTATCCCTAGTATATACAAACTAAAATCATTATTTATGATGTCTTGTCCAGGAATTACCATAGGAAAGTTGTTGTTTGCACCAGGAGAAACGTGCAAAAAGAAATTAATTTCTTGGTTTATTGGAATATTGTTTTCGGTTATTCCACTGCCAGCGATCAGCATAGGGAATGACGAAGTTTCTATTATTCCGCTGCTAATTGCTCCAAGAGTATGAAAACTCAAATAATTATTAGAAGTTGTTGCATTGGCACGAAGATGAAAATTAATGCTTGAAGTGATTTCTATTGGGTTAGGAAATCCTTCAACAAAGAAGTTAATAGAAGACCCTTCTAGTGGCTCTCCAGCCAATAGCATGTCAAAAGTTCCTATGATATTGTCATAATCACTTCCTGCTATAAATCCATAGAAAGTATTACTGCCGCTTCCAGGAGGATCTACAGATAAATATAATGGAATATATTGATTAATAATAGACATTATTCATTTAGTCCCGATTGTATTTGTCTGATTGCCAAGCCTAATTTTTCTGCCAAGGCTTGCTCAGAAGGAGACCCAGATAACAATTGTTTTCTAAAAGTATCTAGAATTTCAATCATTATTAATCCTGTGGCACGATCTTTTCCTACGTTTTCAAATCCTTGTATATTTATATCAGATTTAAAATCAATCTTTGATTCATTTTTATTTCTTGTTGCACTACCAGTATCTGCTATTATTTCCTTTAATACTGTTCTTAAAGAATCAATAGACTTATCTTGTGTTGGATCTCCATCACGAGTTTGTTTAAAGGTGTTCAAAAACGATAATAGTTCACTAGTGCTAGAAGTAAGATTTTTCACTCTATCTTTATTAAAAGCAGGTCTGTCAGAAGGTGGAGACTGAGGAGTTGGAGCCGGGGCTGGCAAATCCAAAACTGGAGCTCTTTGTGGAGCAACAGGTATTTTGAATGCAGTAATAAGATTATTATTAATAGCAGTCAGTGTGTCTAGTTGTTTTTGCTCAATGCTTCTTGCGTCAAAAAATACAGACAATTGCTCTTTGCTTAGATTTAATATTTTTGATAATTCAACTTGGGTTCCAGATCTTTTGTCTACTCTTCCTATTCCAGCAATAAATCCAGCAATATCAATGCCTTGCTGAACTGTTTGTCCGGTTCCTCCAGACAGAGTAGTTCCTCCGAATAAAGAAGAAGCTTTTCCTGCTGAGTCTAAAAATGAAGAGTCGTTAGTTAAGCCTGGTGCGATTTTTTGAATAAGACTAGGAAGGCTATCTCCAAACTTTGTAATAAGCCCTTCGGGAGACGTTATTCCTGCTAATAGTCCACCTTTAGAAAATAATGGAGTAAGTCTATCTTCGACAGTGGACAAATTTCTTTCTCCAGAAAATCTATCAGAAACCGAAGAAAGTCCTATTTGTTTGCTGCTTTCTATAACTCCTTTAATAGACACAGTTAGTTTATCAAAGATTTGATTAAGTATTTGTAAATTATCGGTTGAATCAGCTAGTTGTTGACTAAAACTAAAATTAGTTAGATCCAAATCTCTTTTTGCCGAATTCTCGTCTTCTATGTTATTCGTTCTCGACAATCTGTCTTGGCTAGCTATTACATTAGATGGATCAAGAGGAGAAGATTCTACCAATTGAGATCTTAATAAAGAAATAATATCTTCAGAACTAGCTCCTAGTGATTCTCTTCTAGAAATATTAGATGCGTCAAAATCAAAAGCTTGTCGTCTAATATTAGTAGCTTCTCCTAATACTTGCAACTCTCTGTTCAGCAAATCGAATTTTTCTCGTTCTTTCTGATTAACGCCCTCCATCGAAACACCAAGCCGATTAGTTATAAACTCTAGGCTAGCCAGTGGTCCTAAGACAGCATTTTTAATATCTTCTTGTGATTTTCCAGCCAACGAGGCGTCTCCAACCAAATTTAACAAATTACCTCTTATTCCTTCTAAAAACTCTTTGCCTTCTGGGGCTTGGTTTAGTCTTTTTGTTAACTCAGGACTAAGTAACTTACTAACTAATTGTTCAACTTGTACGACTTTTAATGCCTCAGGACTATCTCCCTCAAGAGCACCTAGTCCAGAACGTATTTTCAACGATCCGGTTCCCACTAAGGATCTAGCAGTGAATAAATCAGATATTATATTTTTGTCTGAATCAGAAATAGTTGATCCAACAGCAGTGTCTAATGAAGATCTTATAACATTCAAATCTGTAGATGTTCCTATTTTTTCATCTAATATTCTTGTTGCTATATTAGCAAAATCAGTGGGGAGAGATGTCTGTCCCGATCTTTGTCCAGAAGCAGCGGCAAAGTTTGATGAATTTCTTTCGCTGTTAAAACTGTTTATAGATTGTGTATCAGAGATACGTTGTGTTTCTTTTTCAAAAACAGATACAAAGTCCGCAAAGTTACTTCTTAAGTCTATAACTCCTTTTGCAAAATCTTCTATTCCTTTTTTTGTAGCTTGAGCTAAGGTAACTATTTCATCTCTGCTGGTAGATAAAAAAGCTTCTGCTTGTTCTGTACTTAATCCTTCTTTTTCAAGTCTTTTTATTGCAGATGCTTGGAAGAAAGCTTCTTTGACGCCTCCTGTTATGCCATCGGGAATTTCTGTTTTGGTTTTCGCCAGACCTTCGAACGCAACATCTTCTATTCCTCCTCTAACTAACTTAATAAAAAGTTGTTCTCTAAACGCTAATCCTTTTTCGGAATCAATATTGTTTATGAAATTATCTCTTCCTTCTTTGTCTTCTACAGTTCTTGCCTTTCCGAAAGTTTGTCTGAATAATGCACTATCCTGAGAGAAAGGAGCTCCTCCAGAGGCTTCTGAAGTAACAAATTTGTTCTTCTCAATTTTGCCTTTTTTCAAAATTTCTTTAAAGATTGTTTCTTTGTCTTCTTTGTTGCCTTGTGGAAGTAATTCTAACAAACTTTCAAGAGTATTGTCTTTTGCAGACAATTTAGAAGCTAGAAATCCAATCCCAGCACCAGCAGCAGAGCCAATTCCAGCACCAACAAAAGAACCAATTGGTCCTGCCGCAGATCCAATAGCAGCTCCTGTTATTGTTCCTAAAGAAGATCCTGTTCCTGCACCAGCAATATTAGCCTGATCCTGTTTTATAGAATTGTTTTTATTTAATATGTTGACAAAATCTTTTCGAAGTCCTCCATCCGAAGAAAATAAATTTCCTTGATTTTTTTCATTTCTTAGGCTTTGTATAATAAGATCAGAGGCAACACCAACTCCTATTCCTGCTACAAGTTCTGATCTTTGAGAAAATCCATCAGCGAGAGATCTTCCTCCTGCCTGAATTCCTGCTAGAACCGGAGATCTTCTCTCTCTTATTTTTCTTATTCTCTCAGATCTAAGTATATTATTATCAACACCATTTTGTAATAAAGTATTTTGTCTTTCTAATATTCCTTGATCTTTTCTTGTTTGTTTAAGACTCTCTAGTCCAGTCGTTGCATTTTGAAGAGTATCGGTATATGCCTTTTGAACATTATTGTGTGTTTTTAATAATCTTACAGACGTTTTAACTTCGGCTTGAAGTCCGTTCAATCGCAATGCATGGTTTACTTGTCCAGCAAGAGAGTTTGGAAGAGGACCGTTCTGTAACGATTGTAATAAATTTGTCTTACTCTTAACATTATCTTGATGAAATTTAGAAAGCCTGCTAGATCTAGAAATTTGAATTTTTGAATCTTGTTGAGTTTGTAAAAATGCCTTCTCTCTAGATGAAAACTGACTAGGGGTTATTGCAATCTTTTTAAGAGAGGCTTCGTTATTTCGTATGTCTAATGTTTTAGAAATATTTTTAAGTCTAGCTCGTTCGCGTAACTGATCAGACTGTTGAATTTTAATTTTTTCATGACCAAAAGCAGCGGAAAATCCTATGGGTGTATTTCTATTTGGTGCAAACAGATCTTTTCCACTATTCCTATTAAAATTAATAGGACCACCCATTTGAAATCCACGTTGTCTTGTTTGAAAAGAATCAGTCAGTTGGCTAGATGGAGAAAATCTTAAAGTCATACCTCCAGCTCCGCCTTTGCCGGATGGGTCAGCTTGCGAAGATGTTGAAGTTATAGCTCCGGCACCACCAGGATGAAATATACCAGGTGCAATATTTTGAGTTCCACGAACAAATCCAGGCAGATTTCTTAAAACAGAAATTGCAGCAAAAGCAACAGCAACTCTTATAAGAGAAGGAATAATTGGCTGTATAATGCCCACTGTGTCAGCGAAAGATTTTGCTAACGTAGCAAAATCTCTAACGAGATTTTTTATACCCTTATCTTCTCCAAAAGATTTGAACACTTTGTCAAACCTAGCACCTATAGATCCAATTATTGATTCTATTTTTTCTAAACCAATCGCTGCATCTCTGGAAGAACTACCAACGCTTAATCTTGTTTCTTCTTTGACTTTTTCTATTACAGAGTCGCCATTAGCGGAATCTCTAAGATTTAACAATAGAGGGCCAGCAATTTTGGTTTGACGAACATCAAACAATTGACGAAATACTCCAACTGTCTCTTCTGGCTTTAGCCCACGCAAAGCTCTGCCTGTTTCTATTAAAATATCATTCAATCCTCTGAGATTACCCTCTGCGTCTTTAATTTTGCCGCCAGTTAACTGTTCTAAGAACTCAACATTCTCAGTCTTAAGAAGATTCAAGCCTATAGTATTGACACCAGTACCAATGGTCGAAGCTGGGAGCAAAGTTAGCTCTTTTGCGGCTGCAACATATGCTATAAAATCTTCGATTTCTCCACCAACTAATCTAAATGTAGATCCACCACGAGATACGGCAGTGAATAAATCTTGTGATTGGAAAGCGAACTTCTTAGAAACTTGGTTAGCAAGATCAATAATTCTAACTGTATCTTCTGCTTTGAGGTTAAATTGATTTAGTGCCGCAATGGTGCCATTGACTGTTTCTTCAATATTGTTGAACGTAGCAAGAAGAGGAGTTCTGGCTATAGCAGTCACCGCTGATAATATGGCTTGGTCACTGTTGAAAACGCCACCGGCTTGGGCTAGTTCATCAGCGATACCTAGCACTTGTTTTCCAGATTGTCCAAGGTTTTCTGCAATCTGTATAACACTAGAAGCTAATTTAGATGCACGAGCAACATTGCCATCTAAAATTTGACCAAGTCTATTAACCGCAGTGTCTATGTCTACAATACTACTTGCTGCACTTCTTACGCCCTGAGTTATTCTAAACAAAGCACCGGCCGCAATATAAAAAGCAACTAATCTACTTGTTGTGAATCCAAGTCTTTCTCCAAAGGTTGAGATAGCTTGTGTCGCATCTCTGGTTGACTTAGTGCTAACACCAGTATCTTGAGATCCTTTTGGACTCTTGGGAGGTTTTGCAGCTGCTTGTTTGAACACAGTATTAGCACCGGGAGCAACTATTCGTGCAGTAAGAGCGTTTCTATTTAATATACCCTGAGCTTGTTTTAAGAAAGTATTTAGGGACTGTGTGTTTAAAGAAAACTTAATATTAGAAATCTTATTAAGTGTTTTTTCTAGTCCAGTAATATTTTTAGATCCCTTAAGATCTATAGCAAAGTTTCCTAACAAAGCCTGTATTTGATTTTTCTTCGCTCTAACGTCACTAGGATCAACTCTCAGTTTTATTTTTACATCAGAAAGACCAGCTTGGATTTTCGTCCTAGCTGACCTAAGAGATGATAAATTTACATCTATAGCAATTTTTGGTGGGGATTTTTCAAAAGACTTCTTTATCTTTTCTTTTCCACTTATTATTGATTTGTCGGAAACAGTGATCGATAATTCTTTTAATGATTTAAGTACCTCTTTTCTCAAAGCGGTTCTACTTTTTTCATCACCACCGTATGAAATTGTAATATCTGGATTGGCCATTTATCATCTCAAAAAGTTGTTTATACGTAATCATCGACAAAAGCTTCTTCTTCAATAATTTCACCAAAGTAATTATTTGAATCAGACAATAAATCATCTTTTTTAACTGGCTTGCCACTTTTATCAACAAACTCACCAGTTTTTCTATCTGTTAACTTATATTCGTTATTGACAAACTTATACTTCTTTAGCCACATAGTCTCTGGCAGAATAGAATCCAAGTCTGAAGAAAGTCCCATGGTAACTTCAATAAGTCCAGATTTTGCCTTCTGATAAATATCAGAACTTTTGTCTGACTTCATATCGTCAAAAGAAACCCAATACCGATCTCCGGTTTCTTTATCAATAGTGCAAGAATAAATTAGAAAATCAGTTCTTTCTTCATCTGCTTGAGATTCCATGGTCATATCTTCGTATTGATGTCTCTTTTGGACCAGATCAATTAAAGAGCCACGGAGATCAGAAATATCAATGGCTAATTTTCTACCATCGCTTAATTTAATTCCGCCCTTTTTTAGCTTAACAATATTCTGATTAATTTTATTTTGTAGTTCGTTATACTTCTCTACGTCTGCATCTGTCCAAACCTTGTTTGCTTTTAAAAATGAATCTAATTCACTTCTTAGCAGAAGTCTATCTTTTCCGCTATGTCTAATTAATGAAGACATTTTGGTAGAATACAATAAATCTGATTCCATTATCTCGTCATTAGATGGTGTTCTAACAAACAAAACAAAATCCTTGTCATTTACTTTTACATTAAACTCTTTCATCGTTGTCTCTCCTGTTTATTTCCTGGGGTAAAAACTAAAGCGTATTTCTTCCAAACCACGTCGTGCATATTCAATTCTGTCTTAGTATTCCTAATCTGTCTATGTGCATTATCTAGTATTTTTGTTCTGCATTCGTTCCAAAGATCTCTGTTGTTTTTTTGATCTTCTGTTAATTCAGAATCAGGTAATCCATGACCCCAAAGGTCTCCAAAACAATCTTCAAATTGACACAACGGAAAAATCATTGTTGTTTCAAATTTTTTCTTTAATATTCTAAATAATCTTTCTCGATTATCTTCCATTTTATCCTCTTTCTTTTATCTTCTGTCCAGCCATTTTGTTTGCGTGCATCATAATTTCCTTACGAACATCTGGCAAATCTCCTTCTGCTATATATTGTTCTTTTTCGATAATTTTTTGTCTATTCTTAATTTTCTTTCTAGTTACTGGATCATTAAGCTCATATACTTTCTGTGCTCCTTCTATGTCTGCCGGAATAAACAATTCAGACGTGCTGAATTTTCCATTGCTAATTCCAGAGCTAACAGTTTTTTGTCTTTGTTTTGATTTATCACATTCGCTTTGATACCAAGCGTCAAATTCGATATCATTATTTATAATATCGTCTCCGGGAGATTCTGAATGTTCAAATGCATAATCATATATCCTGCTCCAGCTAACTAATATGTATTGCAAGTCTGTCATGTCACCCACGGGGTTCCTAAAGAGAGGAGTGGATGTTGTTTTGCTGGTAATCCAAAAGATACGCCATGGATCTGATCTGGCCAACTCTCTGATTACCTTTTCGCTTATAAAATTATCCTTATAATAACATACAATCAAAGTTTCTAGCATACCCGATAACCGCATGGTCTCAACAGACAAACCATGAGTAATTCTTGATATTAATAGTTTTTTAAAAGAATGATCTAAAAAATGTTCTTTTGTGTTATTATACAATGCATTCTTTTTTTCCTCTAGGTCTATTATTCTGACCTTTCTCTTCTCAATGATGCTTTCTATGTTTCTTTTTTCAATAAGCTTGAATTTGCATTGAAGCAATCTGCTATTAAGAAGTTTCATATCTATTTTCAGTTTATCAAGTTCTATATCCTGATTGTCGCTCCATTGTCCTTCTTTTGTTAGTATTTCATAAGATTCTTCTAATGACATTAAATCTTCTGCGTCTTTGTTTATCTTGTCTATTTCATAATCTATTTCAGACAATATTTCTGGACTTGGATCAACAAATTTTACTTTGTAGGGAACTTGTTTAAAATAAACATCTGTATAAAGATAACCATTCAATATTCTACGAACTAGCCTTTGTCTGTCCTGAGAATTCATATGCTTCCTTTTCTTTTAAGTATTTATAAATATAATCATTATAAATAATCGCTATTCCTAAACTTATCATTATATTAGCATTAATATTATCTATTTCAATAATATCTAGTCTGTTTTTATCAGTCCATTTGTATAACAAAATGATTTTCATAAAGATATATACAAAAATATCTCGTGTTTCCACGAGATATTTCTATGTTTTATTAAATTTTTTACTTTGAATTACAGACTCGCTGGATCGTTATCACTAGTGACATTCAATCTATTAAAGTTCTGGTAATTATAAGAGATTGTAGCTACGCCACCACTAGAATCGCCACCAGAATAAGTAACGCTCAGAAGTTTGTTTCTAGGACCAAGATCAAAGATAGTAGAATCTTCAAGCTTAATCACAATTGCTTCATCGGTTAAGTTTTCTGCATCACTGTCTGCTTCAATCATGTCTCCGGGGAGACTTCCGCCCGCAGTAAGATTGATTGTACAATCCACTGAAGTTGGGAATGAAGCATATCTGTAATATGGTTTTCTTCGGCCTAGTTCAAATAAATCTTCTCTGTTAAGACTAACAGATATAGTTACATCTTGCAAGTGAGCCCCGAATTGGCCAGCACTGGTGAGGTTGAAACCACTACCCGCAACGGTGGTCATCCCAGGAATCTGAGTTGGCCAAATCGATCCAGTAGGTGCCGGACCCATTTTAACCATCTGTCTTCGTTGAACTCTTTCGCTTCCGAACGGAGAGTCAGTACCAGTCGTGAAGTGACCATTAAAAGCGTATCCAACCTTGCCGTGCCAAACAGTTCCCGAAGAAGAAATCCAAATTTTATCGTTGCCGATAAGACTTACTTCTTCTGTGCAGTTGCCTTCTACGGGAAGGGTGTAGTTTAAAGAATTGACATATAGTCCAGAGCAATAAGCTTGTACGATAGGAACGCCGCTTGAGTTATCTTGAGCATCACTAAAGATAGACAAAAATGCATCACATCGTTGGTTTGAACGATTTACTAATGTATTTTGTGTAGCAAGTGGTGTTGCTAAGTGATAAATCAAAGGATGACCATCAAGCACCTTGTTAACCGTTACTTCTACATCGGGAACATTCTCAATATTTTCATAAATTTCTAACTGACCTAGTTCGAAAACTTGCTCAACATTATAGCTAGTGTTCATACTAACGCTCTGCAAACCGTGAATTTCGGTTCCAGAAGCTGATGCAAATGGTCCTAGTGCTATATAGTGGACTGGATAATGTACGCGGAAATTGCTCATATTTTAAACTCCTAATGACTTTAATTGTTCTATATTGGTGGTTAATACATTTTTAGGAAATTTGTAATTATAACAAGGGCAAACTGATTGATTTCCTAATGTCTTTTGAAATTTAGTTAATTGTTTATTGCATACATTACAATACCTGTTTACAAGTATTGTTTTGTGCTTTAAATAATTTTCTCTTGTAGACATCTGTGTCCTTTATTAGACATTTAACGTATAATTATATACATGCATAAAATTAATATGTGTAAATATATCTGTCTAATTCTATATCTTGGACAATCTCGCCTCTGTATAGATCAAATTTGCTCTCTATTGGTCCGCCAGTACTTTTACTAATAAAAGCGTGTGTCCAAAAATGTTCTCCAGTAGACAAGTTTTTATAGTCTAATCCAGAAGGATTAAGGCTTCCATTGTACTCATATGGAAAAGGAGCGGTATTTATATTATACAGATTAATAACTGTTTGCTGTTGATTATTTAATAAGTCACAAAGTTTTCTATTAGAAAAAGGAAGATCGGAGAATATATGATAATAAACCCGATGTTCTTCTATCTCTCCCCCCCCAAGCATTAATCCTCTTCTAGAATTATTTTCATTTTCTATTACAATGCATGGAAGCCAAACTCTTTTGTCTTTTAAGATCATGGATATTCCAGAGGGATTATTGTCTGAAATATTATCAAATTTTGATTGATATTCGTTTATTATTGTTTTCCACTGAGGAGAATCGCTTAAATAAATAGCAATATCTTTAAAAGAATATTCGCACTTAACAACATCTGTTTTTGATAATTTGCTAGAAAATATAACTCTTCCATTTTGAAAATCAATATGATGGCCATATGTTCCAGACGTTGTGCTTGTTAAATAAAATACATTATTAACAAAGACTCCAGACGGCACAAATGGTTGAAGAGTTCCTTCTATCAAGGAAATATTTTTTTCCCAATTCCACGATGGCCCTAGTCCTTCATAAGTATATCTAGATCCACCAGTCCTGTCATCATAAGAAGTTTTTAGAGTAGTATATCCAGACATAGCACTATTAAATATTACATTTGTAAATGCTCCTGTCTCTAAAAGTCCATAAGAAAGCATATTAACTAAATTGCTAGACAAAATATCGCTAGAGTCGTATTTATAAAAACTATTATTTGTTTTTAATATAGCCATTTATCTTAATCCTCTTACTTTGCTTTTGAAAATTCTTTTAACTAACGCTATCATATCATCTTTATTAGACTTTGTTCTAAAAAAATCTTCTATAAAGTTTTCAGAATCACCATTTGGAACTATAAACTTAGGAAGAGAATATGGGAATCTAACAGATCTCTTAGAGCCTCTTACCATTACGGCTTCTCCTGATCTAGATAGATTAGTTTTTCTTTTCATTATACCAAAGTCATCTATGTCAAAATCAAACAACTGTTCTTGAAACAAGTTTAACCGAGGATACATTAGCCAAGTGAACCATTGTATAAGAGCATTAGCTTCTGTTGATCTTGGAGAAGTTATTATTTTTGTAGATCCTTTTTGTCCTCTTTTTCTTTTCTTTCTAACTTTCTTCTTGCTAACATAGGAGAATGGCTCTTCTCCAAATGGAATACTTTTCATTATTTCTGATGTGTCTGGAACTTCTATTGTTAGGAAAAATAACAAATTTCTAACAGTGGAAGATGTTGAATTTTTTAATATAGAATTTTTTGACTGAACAACCTTAGTTTTATCAGCTATAACACTAATTAATGTACTAGTCGCGTCCCTTGCCATAGGGAGTGTTAAACCAAACTCACCGCGTAAAGTTAGTCCATCTCCAGATGTAACTTTACCTAGTATGCTCTGGATAACTTTGTTATTTATAAATTCTTTCCCTATGTGTACTTTTAATTGAGCAGAACATGATCTTATAATGGTATCTATTTTTTTTAATATTTTTTGTTGAAAAGCCCTAGCTATCTTAGTATCTAAGCTAGTTCTTATATCTATCTTTGTAGATCTTCCTATTTGAGAAGCCATGATTTATCCTTGCCAATAAGTATAGGCATAATAATCGTGCAGAATACCTCTTGGAATAGGAGCTCTTATCAATTTAAATTTTTGAAGCAATAAATCATCAGAATCGAAGTTTGGAATAATATATTGACAACGAACTAAATATTGCAAATCTGCTAAAAAAGTTTTAACTCTAATTACATTATTATTATCTTCAATGTTAACGCCAAAATTAACAAAGTCTTTGGGATTATATTGAATTAATCCTTTTATAATTTTATAATTTTCTGTAGTCGTTGGTTTTCCATCGTCTGTGGTGGTTTTGTAGTCTGGCTTTTTGATAGAATTAGGACGCATTGGATCATTAAATCCATCGCTGACATTTTCAACAGTCGTTTCAAAAACAACCTTAATATTCTTACCTAAAGAATTAATAAAATTATCAATGTGTGCCCTATAAATAGGAACAACTTTTGTTAAATCTGGCAGTGCCATTATCTAATACTCCTACAATAATTATCGAAAGCACTAAACATAGCAGATCCAAAGGACATACCAGAATGAGAAAAATCTTCATGACTGAATGGAGTAAGAACCGCTCCTCCTCTGTTCATGCTATTTTTAAATTCTTTCTCTGTGACTATTGCTTGATAAGTGCCACATGGGCCGGCTTTGATTGTTAACATGTCTTGAAAATTCTTAGCCTGCTCTCTTGTGTCAATTTCAGAATCTCCGTCTTTAACTCGCAGCCCTAATCCAGAATTTACGCCATCTTGATACTTATTAACATCTAACATACACGCGGCTCTTAAGGAGAACAAAGTTATTGCTTCTGCATCATAGGTTGAAGAAGAAAGAGGATCGGGAGTTATTAGATTGTCCACTATATCAAAAGAATAACTTTGATTATAAGAAAAATCTTGTGTGCTTAATAATGCAGCAATGACGATAGCTTGTTTTATTCTGCAATTATCAAATCTATAGCTATCTTGATCTAGATCATTAATAAGGTTTCTAACAATAATTGGTAATACTTCATCCCATGTTGCCATTGTGTTTCGCCTTATGCGTAAGTTACTGCTTGAACTATTTCAAATTCTTTTACTACATGAGTCATATAAACACCATTTTTGACTAGCCATAGATTAGTATAATAACACCCAGTATCTTCTCCTATTTCTGTGGATAAAAACTGGACATCAACAAATTTATCTTCGTTATTAATTGTGAATCTTCCAGACGAAGCAGGATATTCTATTTGTACTAAATTAACTCCAGAAGCATTCACCCGAGACTTAGCAACAGAACATATAAATGTATCTATTTCTGTTAAATCTATTCCAGTTGGAACTACGTTATAATGAAGATCTTCAAATCTAATTACTGCGTCGGAATATTGTGGTATTTTCTTTCTCATAATTATATACTCTTTATAATTTCTGACGGAATATTAATTTTATTTATAATAGCAACGTCTTCAAATTTTAGTAAATATCTATATCCAATAAGAATAGCTGTTTCTGTAATCACTAAGTCAAATGGAATAGTTAGCCAAACAGCTCTATTAGTAGCAGAATTTATTGCTTTAGTTAGATCTGGCACTAATCGCATATTATGCATCTCCTTGGGTTTGCGTAGTACCATCATTAGAAAGAGTTTGTGTTGTTATTATGGTTGAGTTATCATCTGCATAGGTCTTCATCTGCGTAGAAGTCATAGTTACCTTCTTATAGAATCTTCTCCATACTTGAATTAACATTTCTCTAAAGTCCGCAGCAGGGCCACTTGGGCCTATTATGCTTATAGAATCTAGTCCGTCAGAAGATAACTTATATGCAGTTTTGTCATTATTAGTTGTCAAATTTGTCACAGTTGGAATAGTTATATTAGAAAGAGTAGTTGGAGATGTTGCTTGGCTTATATTCTTAAAGTCAAGACCAGCCTCTCCTGTTGAGTCTACGTCTAATGTTCTTCCGGCTATAGTTGGCTTTAGTGCTCCGTAATAAGCTAATGCACCACTAGCTTCGATTTGAATATTTCCTAATGATAAGATATTTGGAACTCTTAAAGTAAGAAGATTCGTGTTTACGTTGTTTCCAGATGCAAATATATAAATAGAATCATCTAGATTTCTCATTGCTTCTAGAGTGTCTGTAGAAGAGCTCCAGGTAGCACCTTTTATTTCAGTAAAAGCAGAGGACATTTCAGTGAAAGTTGGAGAATCATAAACGCTAAGAGAATTATCTACTTCTGTCCTTATTTGAGATAACTGACTAGAGGTTATTGTTACTAAGTCAAAGCCATCAGATGTTAATTTAACATTATTAGTTAGATGGTTAAATCTTGAGTATTCGCCAGATGGAAGTGTTCTAATTGCAAATTCTGTATTTGTAGGAATGTTATCTACAGACGCTTGTGTTGCTTTGTCAGAAACTATGTCATCTAGATTTGTTCCTAATATATATCCAGCTTGGCCAATGGTGTATGAGCCAGGAAGAGAAGTAGTCCAAACATCCGCAGAGCTACCACTAGATGCAGGTGCTTGTTCAAGTGCGTTTATTGTAAATCTATAAGTTCCGCCATCATCTTCAAGCGTGTCGTTAATTTTGTCTGCTATAATTTTAACGCTGTCAACATTAGTGTCAATAATATCTATTTTAGATTCAATAGATGTTTGATTAGCAGAAGTTCCTAATCCGCTTTGAATAGAAGAGATAGCAGAAGAAGAGAAAGAAGCTCCAACAATACCACTAGTTGCTACATAATAACCTGTTTTATCTTCATTGGTCAAAACAGTAACTTTTCCAGAAGAAAGAGATATTGCAGAAGAAGCTAGTCTGCTTGTTATTAAAGCATTTATATTTGTTCCTACTATATATCCTGCTTCTCCAGAGTTATAAGCTCCTGGTAAAGAAGTCCCCCAAGGATCTCCAGCGGACCCAGCGTCGGTAATAGCTTTTCCTGTGCTTCCTGTGGACAGATGTCCACTTGTTGCAACTTCCCAAACATCGTCGGCAGAGTGAGTGCTAACTCCATGAGCAACCAGTGCGTCTGAGACCTCGCTCTGTACTTCTGTGTCCCAAGATGAATTCCAAGGAACATTTGTTAATCCGGCACCAGCGATTCCAATTTCTATAGTGTCTATAATAATAGAATCTACAATTCCATCTATAATATCTAATTTTGCATCGTGTGTAGCCAATGCAGTAGTAGTAGCAGGTGCATAATTACCTTGCGTTGTAGCAAGCGTCACTCCGTCGGTGCCAGTTAGTATGTCGAGGTCGGCTTGTGCAGTGGAGAGACTTGCGGCTGTTGCAGCATTGTCCGTGCCTCTCATCGGTGTCGTTGGAATTGCATCAAGAAGAAGATCGAGGCGTCCGCCGTTTATCCAGTCAACTTGAAGCTCATTAGTGTCGATGAGTATTGCTGCTGTGTCCGCCTTAACTGCGGCTATCGCTGTCGTGTGATCTGCAGTTTGTAGTGAATTGCCGGTATAGGTTGTAAGCGTGTCGGATAATACCACACGATTTATATGTCCGCTGCCGTTTATTCCTAGCAATGAGAAGTTTGTTGGTAGATCACCAGGAATAAGTGCATCGTAAACAACTAGTGCGTCAGCTACTTCGCTTTGAACTTCGGCGTCCCATGCTGCATTCCAAGATATTGCTGTCAAGCCAGCACCAGCAGCACCGATTTCGGCGGTGTCTATAAGGATTGCGTCAACTACAGTGTCAATAGCCGCGAATCCGGTCGTTCCATTCGCTAATGCGAAGGTGTCTCCGGTCTGTGGAGTATGTCCAACAACGCTGCCTACTGCACCTGTTACACTAGCCGCGATTGGCGTAGACGCCGTAGCAGCCGTGGTTACGCTGGTTTTCATCGTCGCGGTCAAGTCGCCTGCGGTCGGGGCGTTGGTCAAGTTTGTGACGGTCGCAATAGTTCCGGCAGTAATGTTTGTAGTGCTAGCAACAGTCGCAGCCGGGAAGGTGATACCGCCCGCAAGAGTTACGGCCTGAGTCTTGATCGTTTCAACGT